TTGTACATGCGATGGTTTGAACTTAATGTTTTGATCACCACTAAGTTACTAAAAATCAGCGATATGTACAACTTTTTACTCATAGTTATCAACTTATATTAATTCCGCCAACGGGTTGATAGTTATCTTTCATCACTCGAAGCACATGAATCAACATTCTGATAACAACATACCTGAAATATGGTATTCTTAAATCTCAAAATAAAATGACACGAGAAGAAGCTTATTCTCAATGCCTTACAACATTAAGCAAGTCCAACTTTACCTTAGTTGAACTTCCTACTGGCTATGGTAAGAGTTATATTTCTATACGAATGACAAATCATCTTATAGAAACTACTTACAAGGATAAATCTGAAGTTTCTATACTTCTACTTGTAGCAAAAACTGTTCATAAGGAAACTTGGAAAGATGAGTTGGCTAAATGGGGAGGCATCAAGGGTAATGCTAATCTTATTATTGAATGTTATGAGTCACTTCATAAGCATGTTGATAAGCATTATGACATTATCATCATGGATGAATGTCATCACCTTAATAGTGACCTCAGACAAGACCTCTTTCATACTATCTCATTTGGAAATGTTATTGGTCTTAGTGCTACAATCCCCAAAAAACTAAAGCTGTATTTACAGTATGAATATCATGCTCAAACAGTACTATGCAATATTACTGATGCTATTAAGGATGGAGTGCTTCCAGAACCTCAGATTATTCTCTTTCCTCTTGAGCTTGATAATATTCGTCTTACAGAGTTTATAGAGATTAATCCTAAGGCTAAAGGTCCCATTTATCATGGTTCTTTCTCTAAGCTTTGGAGCTATCGTAAAATGAAAGTACATGCTATTATCTCTTGCACTCAACGTCAAAAACTTAATGACATGAACTCTCAGATCCTCTTTCAAAAGAACTCTTTTATGCGCACTCATCAAGAATATACCAAAAACAAATGGCTTTTCTCATGTGGTGAACGTATTAAGTATCTTGCCAATCTTAAAAACAATATAGTCCTAGCTATACTCTCAAATCTTGCTAATGAGCGTACTCTTACTTTTTGTAAAACTATAGAACAGGCTGAATCTCTTGGTAAGTATTGCATACACTCTAAGAATCCTGACTCTGAGTTAATATACAAGAATTTCAATGATAAGAAGATTAATCACATCACTTCTGTCAACATTCTCAATGAAAATGCTAATCTTGTAGACTGTAAATATGCTATCTTTGCCAATTATTCCTCGTCTGAGGTATGTAGTGTGCAAAGATGTGGACGTGCTTTAAGACATAAGTCTCCTGTTATCATTATGCCTTTCTACAGGAACACTAGAGAGCAGGAGATATTGGAAGATATGATAAAGGATTTCAATCCTGACTCTATTCATACTGTCAATTCTCTTACCGAACTTCAAAGTTTCTTAAAGAAATAAGCTTATACTCTTTGCACTCTCAAATAGTTTTTGTTACTTTGCCATAAAACTTTGATATTATGCCAGATAACAATACTTTAAGAGAGTTCTCTTACTCTCATCCTATCAAATACAAAGGAGTCTCCTACCCTTCTGCTTCAGCCAACATACTGACAGATGGGCAGCAGACTCTTGGTAATGTGTTTGCCGATGCTAATGGCAACTATTTTGTCTTAGGTGATAATGATACAGCCAAGTCTGTCATGCCAGTCCATTCCCTTGACGAGGTAGTTGTTACTCCTTCAAAGGAGAATCTTCTATCTACACAGTTCAACGAATATCTTACACAGAATAATGACCAAACACAGATTCTTGATACTCCTCACAGGGAATATAATCCTCATTTAAGAAATAAGGCTATCAAGGGTGCTCTCTCCCATAATCTTTGGGAGAAAGAGCATCCTAACCTTTCTGCATGGAGCCAAGCTCTTTCAGCAGTACCTTTTGCAGTAGCTTCTACTCCATTAGTAGGAGCTTTAGGTCAGTCAGCCTTGGCTACTACAGCAGGACAAACTGCAAGAGCTGGTATAGCCTCTCTTATGTCCAATCCTATTGTAGATGCTGCCAATACTGGCTTAGGTCTTGGTTTTGCAGCTAAAGGTGCCTATGATGTCAGTCAAGGAGAGTTTACTCCTGAGACTGCTATGGATTTAGCAGGTGGTGCTGGACTTATGTTCAAAAGTCTTACTGGACTTGATAAAGCAAGAAGGATAACTAATTTTGCTAAATCATCTAAAGGTACTACCTCTAATATGGATACTCCATTGAAAGGTTTAACAAGAATACCTACTGATATAAAGGCTGATGCTGCTCAAAGATATATCAACTTCATTAATAGTGAAGATTATCAACAGAGACTTCAAAGAGCAGGATTGGAAGACCATTGGAGTTATATGAAAAAACTTACAAAACAAAAAGTCAAAAATGGGCATTTTCCAGGACATGTGAGAAAAATTATAGATAATAACCCTTATGTTGCAGGTGTATCAAATGTAAATAAGTATCTGTCTAAAGAAAAGTTTCCTTATATTAAGTCAAATCCTAATTATGGTATAACTTTAAAAGAAAATCTTTATCCTGAAGATATATTTACAACATTAAATCATGAGCTTGCTCATTTTGCTACAGGTAATAGAGGAATTAATGGTGCTATAAATGTTACCTCATTCTTTCCTAACTGGCGTAAACTAAATGCTGAAAGTATAGGAGATATTATGAAGTATAATGAGAGTATTATGCCTAATATTTCTTGGGAAGAGAAATTAAAATCTTTTCCTAAAACAACTTCTATAGATGATATAACTAAAGCAGAGAGGAATTATAGATATCTCACTGATCCACAAGAGAAGAGAGCTAGAGCTTATTCCATTTTACAACAGGCAAAGAAAAATAATCTATCAACAGATGATTTTGTTGATGTCTATACAGAGAATGGAAAAATAGCTTCCTATGCTCCTTATGAACTTCAGGATATGGGCAGTATACTAACATTGGATAATCTGAAGAAATATCTTAGAAATTTTCTATCTGTTGGTATGCCTATAGGAATAACTGCACCTTATATTAACAATAAAAACAAATAGTATGGACAGTATGTCAAATAGAGAATATCATTTATACTTAGTATCAATTTGTATTTTCAATGAGGTATTTTATTCTATGTCACTACAAAATAGAATACGTTATGATTTAGGTTATATTTGTTTTTCTATTAGTAGGTATGATAAGGAGTTGGATGCTTTGTCTGACAAGGAATTGGAAGATAAGATAAATTCCCTAAAAAAGCCACAATGGTATGATAAGTATGAATATATTAGAAAAAGGAATAAAAACCTTTTAAGAATACTATACTTCTTTCCTACCCTAAGAGTGGTAAACATTCTCTATGAAAAACTAAAACAAAATGAACATGTTATAAATAAAAAAGAAAAGGATAATCAAATACAATATCAGCCTCTTGTATCTACTTATCTTAATATAAAATTAAGATATTCTCTTTCGTTTAGACAAAGAGTAGAATTTAACTTAGGAATTATTGATTATCTATTTGATACTGATGGCAAAGAATTAAATACTCTATCAGAAAAAGAGCTTAAAGATATGATAAAATCTCTTAAAGCTCCATGGTGGAACAAGTTATATGAAATGCTACTTGAACATCACACTACTCGTTTAATAAAAGTTTGGTCATTATTTAATCTATAGTGATTAAAGACTATAAAACAGTCTACCTAACTTATGCTAAAGGCTTAAACATATCTAAATAAGCTTAGGTAGACTTAAAGAGGCTTATAATAAAAATCATTTTAGCACAGCTCCTTCCCAGGGGTTGTGCTTTTTGCGTTTATAAAGGTTTAAACAATTATGATTTATGAAATTTACAGTAAATACAGATGTGCTTCAACATGAGCATCTTACTATGGGCGAGTTCCTTGTATTGCTCATAGGATATTATAGTGTTAATTACAAGGAATGTCTTGATAGGTTAATAACAAACAAGCTTGTCAGTACCAATGTGTTCAATCCTAATGAGATTGTTCTTTCCAACAATACTAAAGATTTAGTAACAAGTATTCTTGTATCATCTGATGATAAGATAAAAAATAGTAATATTGATTATATTGCATTGGCTGAAAAGTTACAAGCTCTTTATCCTAAAGGCAACAAGTCAGGCACTTCTTATTCTTGGACTGGCCTGACTTTTCTCATTGCACAGAAACTACGTACACTTGTAGTTGAATACAACTTTTCATTTACTGAACAGGAAGCTCTGAGGGCAACAGAAGAGTACGTAAAGTCCTTCTCTGATGATAAAAGTCACATGCAGCTTCTCAAATATTTCATTCTTAAAACAAGCAAAGATAATGACATGGAATCTATGTTCATGACAATTATTGAAAACAACAGACAACATGAAGAAAATTGAAATTGACGAGGCTAAGTGCCTCAAACTTGGTCTCACATTACAAGAGACACTTATTGCTCTTGCTATAAGTATGGGCAAGTACAAAGAGACTGCTACTAATATGGTTAATCGTGGTATTCTTACATTAGACCTTTTCAAACAAGGTTCTCCTGACATCACTTCCAAATGGAAGAGTAAGGTTGATAGCATTCTTTCCTCTGATGAACAACGACTTGAAGTTCTTGCCTTGAAGGTACAAGAGTGTTTCCCTAAACAGAAAATGATGTATGCTAATGGCCGAGAGTCTCCATTCTATTTCAGATGTAATAAAACTGAAATTAAGAACAGACTTAAGAAGTTTCTTACAGTCTATGGAGATGTATCTGATGATGACATCATTGATGCCACTAAAAGATATGTCAACACTTATGCTCCTAAAGGCTATATAGGCATGCGTCTTGCCAAGTATTTTATCATCAAGGATGATAGACGACTTACTGATAATGATGAGATACATGTTGAACAACTCTCTGACTTGGCTACTTTCCTTGAAAACAAAACTGAAGATAAGCCTCAAGACATTGTTGATGGTGATGATTGGTTAATGAGTAGCAGAAATTAAGTATGGGTCTTATTCAACGAGTATTACAAAATGCTGAAGAACGAAGACAACGTATTCTTAGTGGTAAAGTCAATTGCATTCCTTCTCCTTTCCAAGTATTTCGCTATGATTATCCTGGTGTTGAGTTAGGTACATATTATCTTGTCTCTGGAGGTGCAAAGGCTTCTAAGTCCAAGATTGCCAATTTTCTCTTTCTCTTCAACACTGTTCTCTATGCTTATGAGCATCCCGATCTTGTTAGACTTAAGATATTCTATGCTCTTCTTGAGGAGAAAGCTGAGAACATCACTGGCAAATTCATTTGTTTCCTTCTTCATAAATTGTCTGGAGGTAAGATTAGGATTGACATCAAAACATTCAAATCTGTTGATTCTAACAGACTTCTTTCACAAGACATTCTTGATCTTCTTAACACTTTAGAGTATCAGTCTATACTTCATTTCTTTGAAGAACATGTTATATGGATTCCAGATAGAAATCCTACTGGTATCTACCATGTTCTTGATAAGTATGCTGAAGAGCATGGTACTATTCATAAAAAGAAGGTCAAGGGTTATGACAAGGAGATATTTGATTATTATGAACCTAACGACCCTGATGAATATGTTCTTTGTATAATAGACCATATAGGTCTTATATCTACTGAACGTGGTATGGATTTACGTACTTCTATCAAAAAGCTCTCTGAGTATTTTAAGATAGTTCGTAATAAGTATAATTACATTCCAGTAGTTGTACAACAGCAAAATTCTGAGACTCTCTCTCTTGAAGCATTCAAAGCTAATAAGATTAGACCTACACAAAAAGGTTTGGCTGATAGTCAGGATCCTGGCAAAGATTGTGATGTCATGCTTGGTATTACTTCACCCTTTGCTTTTGAACTTAAGGAATATCGAAAATATGATATTACCAAACTCAAAAGTTGTGCAAGATTTCTTGAGGTCGTCTTAGGTAGAGATGGTGAGAGCAATGCTATTCTTGGTTTATACTTTGATGGTGCTACTGGTTTTTATGCACCTCTTCCTAGATATGACAATCTTTCTGAACTTAACAAAGTCTATCAGCTTATTCAAAGAAATCAAGAGAGTATGCCTAAATGATTCTCTTCATTTTTCATAGTACATTTTATAGCATCTTGCTTAGACTTCTTTGTCTAAGTACATTTGCAATTCAATAACAATTTTTCAATTTAAAACAAAACATTTAAAATGAGTAACATCGTTTTACCTACTCAGCGTAGGAAAGCCACTGACTACAACCCTCGGTTGATGGTCTTGTTTGGCAAGCCTAAATGTGGCAAGAGCACATTAATGGCAAGTCTTGACAACAATCTTATCATTGACCTTGAGGATGGCTACCGTGCTCTTGATGTCATGGCTGTACAGGCAAGAAATGCCAATGACATCTTTGAAATCCGCAATCTTATTGCACAGAAGAATCATGAGAATGGCGACAAGCCTTTCTATCGCTTCATCACTATTGACAATGCTTCTCGATTGGAGGAAATGGCTGTCTTCTATGCAGCAGTCCTTTATCGTAGAACTCAGATGGGTGCCAATTTTGGCTATAAGAAGGATAAAATTGGCAACGTTTTAAAGGATGCCAATAATGATAAGATTATTGACCCTAAGGCTGATGTCCGTCAATTGCCTAATGGTGCTGGCTATCTTTACATGCGTAATGCCATTAAGGAAATGGTTAATATGTTCAAACCTCTTTGTGACACTCTCATTCTTGTATGTCATGTCAAAGACAAGCAAATCCGAAAGAATGATGAGGAGACTACAGAGATGGCTGTAGACATTGCAGGAAAAACTGGTGATATTATCTGTGGTGAAGCTGATGCCATTGGCTATATCTCTCGTCAAGCCAACAAGACTCTTATTTCTTTTGTTGGAGGTGATAATGCCATTCGTGGTTCTCGTCCATTACATCTAAGGGAGAAAGTCTTTCAAGTTGCAGAGTCTGATGATAAGGGTAATATCAAAGTTGATATGAGTCAGATTTTCCTCGACACAGAAAAATAAATAAAAACATTCAATTCACAAATAACAATTTAAATTTTAAAAAACAATGGAAAAAAGAATTTCTTACAGTCAGTTTCAGTCAGTTAAGTGTGTAGCCAAGGCTTGTGATCCCCTCCTCTCTAAGCGTATTAAACTTAAGGAGAAGCTTGATAAACTTACAAAGGAGTATGAGGATTGCAACACTCAGATTAGTTCTCTTGAGGCTGGTATTATTTCTGTCATTGGTTTCCCTGTAGACAAGCTTGTCAAGAAGGTTATTGAACCTGGCATTGATGTTAATGGCTTGCCTAAGAAGACTACTAAGTATCTCCCTACTAACATTGTTTCTTATGATGAGAAGCATAAGCAGTACATCATCTCTGTTAATGATGAGCCTAAGGAGGCTGTAGCTGAGCCTCAGGATATTGTAGCTGAGTCAAAATCATCTGTTTATGTTGATAAAGCTCCTAATACTCCTCAGACTGAAAGCACAGTAGAAGATACAATGCCTGTTGACACCCCAGTATTCGAGTAATAACATTTTTAACAAATAGTTTAATTTTCACAAGTGAAAGTTATTAAGGAGTTAAGGAGTTACTGTTTACTTGTAAGAACTTCTTAACTCCTTTAACTACTGAATACTCTAAACTTGTGAAAGTTCAATAAATAACAAATAAACATAAATATTTAAATACAAAACAATTATGGAAATTAATAACAGTTATGTTTTTCTTGCTATTGGCAAGACACAGGAATCTACTGAAACTCAGGAGTTCAAGAAGTATGTTGGTGTAGGCTCTTCTTATGTAGTTGCTGTCAATCCTACAAAAAAGGAGCTTGAGGAAATCTATGGCCATGAAATGGCTAATGACCCTGAATATGTAGTTGATACTGATAAGGGTAAGGAGGCTCGTATTACATTTATAGTCAAGACAGACCCTAGCATCTGTAATGGTATTGAAATTACCAATCGTGTAATGTTTACTCTTAGCAATGCTCCTGCTTATAACAAAGACCAGTCTAGGGTACAAGTCATTGACAAGTATGGCAACACCACTTGGGCTAACATTGAGGATGCCAAAGCTGGCAAGAAGCTATTCTCTACTACTGGCAAGGAACTTAAGATTGATTCATCTTATCGTATGGCTTGTGTTGGCGAGGCTGATCTTATTGGTTTCCTTAAGGCTTATCTCAATGTAGGCGATGCCTTCAACTATGTCAATGATTCTTGGGTAAAGAAGGACAATGCTGATGACTTCCTCTTTGGTCTTGAGCATATTAAGGATTATTTCTCTGGCAATTTCTCTGAAATCAAGGATGCCATTGCTCTTCAGCCTAACAATAAGGTTAAGCTTCTTTATGGTGTACGTACTAAGGATGATGGTAAGCAGTATCAGACTGTTGCTACACGCAATGGTATGGTTCTTCTCAATAGTGCTGGTTCTAAGGCTCTTGATAAGCTTGAGAAAGACCTTGCCAATGCTAAGAATGCAGGTTCTTATGCTTCTACTGATTTCCGTGTGCAGCCCCTTGCAGAATATTCTGTAGAGCCTACCGACCTCTCTTCTGCTCCTACTACTTCTACTGATGGTCAGGGGTCTGAGGCTTCTATGGGCGACATGCCTTGGAACTACTAATATTCTAAAACTGCTTTACATTAATAATCTTATGGTGATAGGTAAAACTTCCTCCAGCATATCTAAAACTGAAATCTTTAATAAGGTTAGTGAAACACAGGTTCTATCTACTGTATTTCCTGAAATCACTTCTATTCCTTGTAGAATTTCATCTCCTCTTAGGGACGACCTTCATCCTTCATTTAGTATTTATATGGATAATGGTGGTCACATTAGGTATAAAGACCATGCCGACTCTTCTGTTCATGGTGGATTACTCGACCTTCTGTGTGCTTATTGGAAGTGTACTTTCAATCAAGTACTTGAAAAAATCTGCAATCTCATGATTCTAAAGAGTGATGTCACCATCAAGCCTAAGCAAATCCGCACTTTTACAAGAAAAGAAGCAAGTTCTCTTACTTCTATTCAAGTCAAAGTACGTCCTTGGCGTGATTATGATTATGCTTATTGGGAGTCTTATGGGGTCTCTAAAAAGTGGCTTCATTATGCTGAGATTTATCCTATCTCCTATAAGATTATTAACAAGAAAATCTCTCCCTCTGACAAAGGAAGACAGTATATATTTCCTGCTGACAAGTATGCCTATAGTTTCATTGAGCGAAAAGAAGGCAGTATACAGATGAAAATCTACCAACCTTATAATACTAAAGGATTCAAATGGTCATCTAAGATGGATGCTTCTGTTATAGGTCTTTGGACTAAGATTCCTACTTATGGTGATAAGGTTATTATCTGTTCTTCTTTAAAGGATGCTTTGTGCATATCTTGTCAGCTTCACATTCCTGCTTTATGTCTTCAAGGCGAAGGCTATGATATGTCAGACACTGCTATCAATGAATTAAAAAGAAGATATAAGAAGGTTTTTATCTCCTTTGACACTGATAAAGCTGGATTAATTGATGGAAAAAAATTAGCAAAACGCACTGGTTTTGTTAATGTCATACCCAATCTTGGTTCTTGTAAAGACTATAGCGATTACTTTAAGTCTTTACAGGATAAAACACAATTTAAACAATTAAAAAATTTATTCAATTAAAAAAATATATTATGGAAAGAGAAATTTTTATCGCAAATACTAAGACTCAGAAAAGAAGTAAGATTACAACTAGTGCTACAACTCTTGGAGAATTGAAGGCAGACCTTCGTGCTGCTGGTATTGATTTCCAAAACATGACCTTTACTGAAGGCATTTCTAAGACTCAGCTTCTTAGTGATGATACTCAGCTTCCACAGAATGTAATATACAAGGGTCAACCTACCAACAATCTTGTCATTCTTCTCACCAATACCAAGAAGAATATTGCTTCTGGTGCTCTTAGTCGCCAGGAGATTAAAGATATTATTAAGCGCAATAATCTACAGGAAGCTATCAAGAATAAATTTGGTAGAAACTACACTCAAGTATCTAACAAGGACCTTGAATTGTTCATTGATAGTGGTAAATGGTGTGAGCAGAAAAAGGAAGCTGAGACTCCAAAGACAGAGGGGGTTAAAACTAATGCTAAAGAAGAAACTATAGTTCCTTCTGGCAATGCTTCTGATATAAGCAATGTTGACAATAAGAATAATGTTGATAATGAAGCCAATGTTGTTAATGAGAATAATGCTTCTAAGGCTTTTGCTATTGCCGACAGTTTGTTTACCCATATCAGCACTCTTGTTGCCAAAGGTGTGTTGATTATTCCTGATTTGCATATGTTGGAAAAGGATATCCACAAACTCATTATTTTTAAGAGTGATATTGTAGCCGATACACTTAATCAAGCTCAGTGTGTTACAACACCCAACAACCTTATTGATGATGATGATATTGATGACATCATTGACGACCTTGACTTGTAAAACATAACTTTATATTTCCGTTTTGGTCATTGGGAGTAGGGATATTTGTCCTTGCTCCCTTTATTTTTGTTTTTAAAATAATTAGTATGCAACATTCAGCAAATCCTATCCTTAATCCTGATCATCAAGAGGTTTGTGATATATATGAGGTCTTCAAGAATTTCTTTGGTGAGCAGTATGTTGATATTCAGACTAAAGCTGATTCTTCCTATTATCTCATCTATGTTTGGTGGCCTCATGTCACTGTCACCAATGAATATGACCAGTCTGTCTCTATTCAAGACCTTTATGCAAAGATTGAAATCAATAATGAAGGTCGTATTCCTTTTGAGTTCTCTGGCTTTCAGCTCAACAGGGCTACCTATTCTCAAGAACAGTTTCTTAGTAACTATATGCACAGTCATGTAAAATATATTCCTAAAGATAATTTCACTCAATTTCAAAGTCCTTGCCTTGGTGATGGACCTATCAGAAACACTATCAACACTCTTAAGACTGATTGCGACATTGCTGAATGGATGCTCTTCTGTCAGGAGCTTTCCATGTATGTCACTGTTGAGTCTCTCTCTGGAGGTCCTTGGCAAAGAATGGAGAACATAGGAAAGTCTACTATAGCTCGTAATTATGTTTATTATAATTTCAATGGATCTGGTTTCCTATACCCTGATTTCTTTACTGATTTTATGAAAAAGGAGTTCATACAGTATTATCTTACTCATGGGCATCTTTCTCTTAGTTTCCGTAATGGTCAGTTTATTTGTGACATGCCTTTCTATAAGTTCATCATTGATATAAGCAATGCTTTCATCAGCTATTGCAATACTGTTTTCACTACTGAATCTACTAAGCGAAAACTTGTTGACAGCAATTTGCTTACCTCTCTTGTTGTCTCTGATGGAAAGTTTTATGTTCCAATAAACAATACAAATTTACAAAACTTAGATTGCTATAAAGGTAAGTTTGTGCTTGTCTTTAAAGGAAAACGCATTCTTACTACCATTATTGATTCTTCTTCCAATGAGTTCTTTCCTGTTACTGTCATACATCATACTATGGCTATGGATATATTAAAAAACATTCTCAAAGTAATTAATTATAGATATAAAAATGAACACAACAATAACAACGCAGCCCCAAACTCTCCCCAAACTTGTAAAAGGACAGTCTACATATAAACTCATTGTTCCTCAAAATGTAGAGGAAAAGATTAGGTATCTCATCCGTAAATTTCCTTCTACTGAATGGTCTGGAGTTCTTTTCTTCACTCATGAAGGTTCTTTTGAGAATAATGATTTAGTCATCACTTGTGCTGATTTTTATCCTATGGACTTAGGCACATCTGGATGGACTGAGTTCCACATGTCTGAAGAGGTTGCAGCTTATATGGCTCAAAACATTGAGCTGTTTGATTGTGACACTGGCTTGATACATTCTCATCATGCATTGGGTGCATTCTTCAGTGGTCAAGACAATCTAATGCTTCAACAAGAAGGCAATGACACCAACTGTTTTGTATCTCTTGTTGTTGACACTAAAGGTACTTATGTTGCACGTATCACTCGAAAGGTGCAGTCTAAGTCTGAGGTCATTGTCAAGCCTCTTGGTACTTCTTATGAGTTCTTTGGCGATGGTTCTAAGACCATCAGCAATGGCTCTACTGAGTTGACTAAGATTGTTGACAAGGAATATATTGAGTATTTTGACTTACAGGTCGAACGTCATGAAGTCCCTAATACTCTTTCTTATCTTGACACTCGTTTTGCAGAAATTGAACTTAAAAAGAAAGATGTTGCAAAGACTTCTGTTGTCTCTCAGCAGACTAATGGTTTCAATTTAAAGTCCGAAACTGATGATACTCAGTTTTTTGATTGGCTTCATACTAAGGATATAAGAAACAATGCTGTTCCACAGCAGACTTCTCTTGATTTCAAGGACACTCCTAAACAGAATGCTACTGAAACAGAGACTGAATATGACTGGACCCCTGACCCCAAGAAGATTCATGAAGCTGTGATTCATATAGTCACTCTCAATCTCATTCTCAATCCTAAGAACTTCAACTTCAAGCATTGGATTACACGTCACATGTTCAATGCCTATCAGCGCATCTTTGGCAAGCCTGCTACTGTAGACAGTCTTCCAAATGCCTTCTGTGAATGGTGTGACTTCATCATACAGTTCACTCTTGACCACTATGATGAACCAGATATTCCTTCTTATATGTATGATGAGTATGACATATTTACAAGTGTTGTTGCACAATCTATTATTGATGAACTTTCTGAATATGTTGATGATAATCCTTATATACAGCATTACATCAATACACTTTACCAATATATTGTATAGCTTATGGAAACAAATGATATTAACAATCAAAACAATAATGAGACTACTTCTCTCAATATTACTGATAATGATGTAAATGATATTCTTGAAGAAAATGGCATCATTGAAAATGATGGTATCTTAGACCCTGAATTTGAAGAAATACCAGAGGAGAATTATTATGATGAAAATCAAGGAGAAGGAAATGATGATTTAGACACAGAATCCCTTCTTGGAGAAATGGATGAAGAAGAACTTACTCCACCTACAGAACCTACTTCATCTACTACACCTACAGAACCTACAGAATCTATTTCTACTCCTCTTTCTCTTAATTCTCCATCCCTCCTTGTTGATGAAGCCACTACCCGTTTCTCTGGTGCATCATGGTTTGATGAGATACAGAAGTCTCGTGTCATTATTGCTGGCATAGGAGGTATTGGTTCTAATGTAGCTTTTCAGCTTGCACGCATGGCTCCTGCTAACATCACTCTCTATGATGAGGATATTGTAGAAAGGGTTAATATGGCAGGGCAACTCTACAGCACCAATGACATTGGACAACGTAAGGTTGATGCTATAGCTTCTATGATTTCTACCTACACATTAGCCAAGCAGGTCAATGCTGTTCCAAGTAAGTTCACTGACAACACTGAGGCTGGTGACATCATGATTTGTGGATTTGACAACATGGCTGCACGAAAGATTTTCTACAATTCTTGGAAAAGACATGTACAGACCTTAACTCCAGACAGTAGGGCTAAGTGTCTCTTCCTTGATGGTAGATTGTCTATTGACACCTTACAGATTTTCTGTATTCAAGGTGATGATAAGGCTAGTATGGATAGATATGAAACTGAGTTTCTCTTCTCTGATTTCCAGGCAGAACATACTGTATGTTCAATGAAGCAGACCACTTATCTTGCTTGTATGATTGGCTCTCTTATGGTAAATCTCTTTACCAATTTCATTGCCAATTCTCTTAATCCCACCATCCCTTATGATCTTCCTTTCTTTACTGAGTATGATTCTCCAAACATGTTATTCAAAACCCAAAGCTAATGAGAGATTTAAAATATATAATCCAAAGATGCTTTGAAGGATACTTTCAAAACTCTATCTATCCTATTAGGGACACTGTAATTCATAATTTTCAGTATATGAATGTCCCAATATTCAAGGATGTCTTTGAGCTTCCTGTATTTATGCTTGGAAAACTGTTTAATTGTAATCTACCTGTCACATCTGACGATATAGCTTCTCTTACAGCATGTCTTAATTATATAGGTACAGAATCTAATTTTAAGACATTGTCTTCTAAGATGCGTGCGATATTGATAAATATATTTAATAGAGCACGTCTTGTAAAAATACCATTGGATACTCAAGGCGAAAACTATTATTATGGTACATGTGGAGCTATCTTCAATAAGAACCTCATGCCTGTCATGATTATGTCATGGCGGATTGAGAAAGTACAGCAGAACAATCCTGATAAATCTTTTGTGTATAAGTTTACTCAACCTATTCTAAGGGTTTCTCCGTCTGTATTCACTGTTAAAGCTGATTCTCTCACACGATATATTATCAATCAGATAATCCCCAATGCTCTTAGAAACAGGTATGATGCTCCTAATATATACAGCAATCCCCTGTTTCTTTCAACCTATGAGTCCTTCAATATCAAAGTGGATATAGGCGAGTTCCCATTTACTCTTCAAAAAGTCAATGCACCGTCTGTCTCTACTACAAATGAGGAACTTCTCAGTGTTGCACTTGACCATATTGATGAAGTAGTAGAATGACAATACAAGAATATTTTGGAGACTGGTGTAAGGTTATCAATTTGACTGAAGCAAACAGTGTTCTTAAGAAACTTGTAGCTTCTAAACAACCTGTATACCCTAATATCAAGAATATATTCAAAGATTTCACCTTATGTCCATTACATAATCTTAGGGTTGTCATTATGGGACAAGATCCTTCTACATCTCCTTCCCACTTTTCTCCTTCCTTAGAAGTTCTTATGGAGTCTGTTATTGACTTCTCCCTTCCTCATGGAAGTATTAACTTTGACCCAAGTTTGGAGAAGTGGGAGTCTCAGGGAGTGCTTATACTCAATGCTGCACTTTCCTGTAATGTAGGCAAAGTAGGGTCTCATGCTTTATTGTGGAAACCTTTTATCAGGTCTTTTCTCACTAATCTCTCTTTACACACCAATGGTATTGTCTATGTTCTCATGGGATCTGAGGCTCAAAGCTTTGAGTCATGCATCAATGGTAAATATAACTATATCCTAAAAACAAGACATCCATCCTGGTATGTACAAAACCATCAGCCAATGCCTTCTGACCTATGGACTAATATCAATAGTATTCTCATAGGACAAAATGGCTATGGCATAGAATGGTATGAAACAAAGTAATTTAAAAGTAATAACCTGGGCTAATATAGCCTTATTAAATAATAATAAATTTAAAACAAAGTAAAACATGAAGAAGTATTTTATGAAAGACTCTGGCGAGGAGCTTAAGTTTGGTGACATGATTGAGTTGGATTTCACTAAGGACACAAGTGATGGACATACTTGTCATCACCACTTGGAGTGTAAGTTTATTCCTGGACTAATTCCTATGCTCCTTGAACAGAAAATCATTGAGGAGAGGGAGTTTGAGAATAAAAACACTGACACACCAGATGATGATTGTCTTGAAACAGCACAAATGATTATGTCTACTCTTGAAACTATTGCTAATAAAATCAAGCAAATGGATGATAAAATAGCTGATCTTAATAAGATTGTCAAAAAGCTTCAGCATAATGCCCAGAAGTCTGCATGAAAATAAGAAGATAAAGAATGCTTCTCCCTTGGAGTATGATGACATCTTCTTTAAGTCTAAACTTGAAAAGATGATTTATCAGACTCTTAGGGAGCAAGGCTTTCCTGTTGAGTATGAACCCCATAAGTTTGTAATATGGCAAGGCTTCCGACCTACAGTACCTTTCTATGACAAAGATAAAACAACAAGAATGCTTAAGCTTGAGAGTAAGAAGATTATAGATATTACTTACACTCCCGACTTTGTATTTAAGTATAATAATTTCCTTGTTGTAATTGAGGCTAAAGGTATGGAGAATGACCGCTTTTATCTTAAAAAAAAGATGTTCCGCAAGTGGTTGGAAGACAATCATCCTAAGAGCATTTATTTTGAGATTTACACTAAGAAGCAGCTTCTCCAAGCTGTTGATATTATTAGAGACTTATCTGAGCTAAAGGTTAAAGATGCTTAGTAAGTCTTATAACTAAAAGTTTAACATAATGAACATTCCTAAAGAATTAAAAGATATTTCCTGGCAAGTTTCCGAAAAGAAGTATAGGGCAGACCCTGCTCTAAGCTACTCTACTCTTGCCAAGTATGAGCGTGAAGGCTTTAACAAGCTTGACCATCTCTTCGACCATATCTCTACTCAATCATTGTTAGAAGGTTCTATGGTTGACTGTCTTATCACTGGTTCACAAGATGAGTTTGATGAGTTATATTATGTTACTGACTATCCTTCTATTGGTGACAAAGAACAACAGATAGTCCTTGCCTTGTATGACAGGTTTCATACCACATGCCTGCAATTCTCTTCTATTCCTTATGAAGAAATTCTCCAGGCAATCTATGAATTTGATTGGCAGAAGAACTGGCGTGATGATACAAGAGTTAGGGTTTTCTCTGAAAGAGTTGATGTGTATTACAACATCAAGATACAAGCTGGTGACAAGACTGTAGTAGATGGTAATACCTATGACCGTATCTTAAAGATGGTTCAAACCCTCAAGACTTCTCCTACCACTCAAGGCTACTTTGCAGATAATGATCCTATGTCTTCTGTCAAAAGATACTATCAACTAAAGTTCCGTGCTAAATTTGAAAGTGTTTGCTACAGATGTATGGCCGATTTGATTATTGTAGACTATGAGGAAAAGAAAATCTATCCTATTGACCTCAAAACCAGTGGACATAAAGAATGGGATTTTCAAGATAGTTTTGAACAATGGTCTTACATGATACAGGCAAGGTTGTATTGGCGCATTCTCAAAGCCAATATGTCTAATGACCCTTACTTCAAAGACTTTACTCTTGAAGACTATCGTTTCATTGTTATCAACAAGGAGTCTCTTACTCCTCTTGTATGGGAGTTTCCTCTCACAAGAGCCAAAGGCACTCTTATTGATAAAGAAGGTAAGGAATATAGAGACCCATTTGAAATAGGTAAGGAATTACAAAGTTATCTTAACTTTCGTCCAAAGGTTCCTGTTGGCATTGATAGAAGTGGCATTAATACCATAACTTGCTTAAAATTAAAAGAATAACTTAACTGTATAATATAATATGAAATGTTTGTAATTAAACGTAATGGCTCCAAAGAAGAGTTTTCCACAGAAAAGATTGAGTCTGCTATGCTTCAAGCATTCCAGGCTTGCAACTTCTCACTTTCTGAAAAGGATAAAAAGGACATCTCAGTATTTCTTGATAGCATTGAGAAGGAAGTGCATGAAGATACCTCAGTAGAGGATATTCAGAATAAAGTAGAAAAGTATCTTTGCAAACGTTGGTTCCCTGTAGGCAAGGCTTATATGCTTTACAGAGAGAAGCATACTGAGGCTCGTATTATAAAAGATAAAGTACATTATATTCATAAGTACAATGATTCTGAATCTTCTGCTACCAATCTTTCTAATACTGACGACAATGCTAATACCATCAATAAGAATGCTGCTACTCTTGAAGGTGAACTTTACAAAGATACCTCTCGCTTAGTACAGCGTTCTCAGATGAAGGAACTTCTTGCTGAGATTAATTCTCCATATAGAGACCAGTACATTAAGGACCTTGAGCATCACATTTTTTATCAGCATGATGAGAGTTGTCCTATCCTCAAACCTTATTGTAGTGCTTACACTCTCTACCCTCTTCTTGTTGATGGTACTACCAATATTGATGGTACTAAGAATCATGCTCCTCATCATCTTAGCTCTTTCTGTGGACAGTTTCAGAATCTTATATTCCTCTTGTCTGCTCAAAAAAAAGGTGCTGGAGCTTATGGTGAGTTCTTCAACTTCTTCTCTTATTTCTGTGAAAAGGAATGGGGTAAGGAGTATTACCTCAAGGAAGATATCATAATTACCAATGAGCATTGTCTTGAACAAAAGACTATTGGTCAAACCATTGACCAGTTTTTTCAGTCTATAACTCATTATCTCAATCAGCCTGCTGGCAATCGTGGCTATCAATCACCATTTACCAACTTTAATGTCTTTGACAGCTACTATTGGCATGCTATGTTTGACGATTTTTGTTTCCCCGATGGTTCCAAGCCTAATTGGAATGCTGTCAATTGGTTGCAGAAGCATTATATGAAGTGGCTTAACAAAGAACGTACTGAAACCTTGCTTACTTTCCCTGTCATTACAGTATGTTGTCTTACTGATGACAATGATGTTCTTGACAAGGAGTATAAGGATTTCATTACTACTCAATGGTCTGAAGGAGATTCTTTCTTTGTCTATCTCTCTAAAAATGCAGATAGTATCTCTTCTTGTTGTAGACTCCGCAATGAAGTCACTGACAATACATTCTCTTCTACTACTGGTCTTACTGGTGTACAGACAGGTTCCTGCAATGTCATGACTCTTAATCTTAATAGAATTATTCAAGATTGGTATAAGGAGTATTCTCCACAAAGACATAGATCTAATAATGGTGCAACAGAAAGAAAGATGATTGCAGTTCGTAGATTGTGGAATGAAGAAGGCTCTAAACTTTTCCAGAAGTATCTTGAAGACATTCTCCTCAGAGTCTACGACTATCAACGTGCTTATAAGACTGGACTTTACCATATGGATGCTCATGGTATGTTCCCTCAGACCAAAGCTGGCTATATAAACTTTGATAGGCTCTATTGTACTATTGGTGTCAATGGTCTTAATGAAGCTGCAAGGTTCCTCGGACTTACTGTTAACAATAATAAAGAATACCTTGACTTTGCATCATGGGTTCTTAGTGTCATTAAGCAGTACAACAAACAGCACTCTTCTAAGAAGTTCATGTTCAATTTAGAGTTAGTTCCTGCTGAGTCCTTGGGTGTGAAGAACTATAATTGGGACAAGCAAGATGGTTATTGGGTTCCTTCTGATGAGAATCTATACAATTCCTACATCTATGATGCTCATGACAACACTTCTATCCTTGACAAGATTGCCATGCAGGGTGGTCAGATTGCCCAATCTATTGATGGTGGACAAGCTTCTCATCTCAATCTTGAGGATAATCTCTCCAAAGAGCAGTACACTAAGCTTCTTGAATACGCTGTTAAGGTAGGCAATAATTACATCACTTTCAATGTCCCTCAGACTCAATGTGATGACTGTAAGTTTATTGCCAAGCATCCTTTCCATGTTTGTCCAAAATGTGGCAGTCATAACACTACTCTATGGACTCGTGTGATAGGTTATTTAAAACCTCTTAAGTCATGGTCTGAAAGTCGTCAATGGGAAGGCAGCCATCGTATATTTGCTAAAAAAGATGAAGTATGCTAAAGTATATTTATTGTAAAGAAATATTCAGTGAGGTGCCAGGGGAAATATCCCTTGGCGTCTCTATCTCTGGTTGTCAAATTCATTGCCAAGGATGTCATTCCAGAGAGTTGTGGGAAGACAAAGGCACTCCTCTTATTATCGAAGAACTTCAATCTCTCCTTGACAAACACCAAGGTATCACATGTCTTTGTCTTCTTGGAGGTGAACATGATATTGATTCTCTTATAGAATTATTTCAGTACGCTTATTTAAGAACAAAAACTGCATGGTATTGTGGTCTTGATATGATTCCTAAAGATAAGACAAGTATTCTTAAATATCTTGATTTTGTTAAACTGGGACATTATGATCAAGAGCTTGGAGGACTTAACAGTCCAACAACTAATCAAAGATTCTATAAGATAGAACATCAAGAAAATGGTAGTTATTATAAATATGATATAACATTTAAATTTTTTAAATAGAACTAAACAAATGAAACAGAAAATATATATAAAGAGATTTAATAAAGATGTAGAACTCCCTAAGATTATTGCCAAAGGAGATTGGGTTGACCTTAGAAGTGCAAAAGATGTAACACTTAAAGCTCCTATAATAAAGAATAAAAACATATCTAATAAAGTGGATTTTAGTGCAACTCTTATTCCTCTTGGGGTTGCAATGCTGTTGCCTGATGGTATGGAAGCTAATGTGGTAGCTAGAAGCGGAACCTTTAAAAACTATGGTATTCTACAGACAAATGCTTACGGAGTTATTGATGGAGGTAAATTTGGATATAATGGTCCAAATGATGAGTGGAAGTTTCCTATAGTAGCACTCAGAAATACAATAATTCCTATAAATGAAAGAGTATGTCAGTTTAGAATCCAGCTTAGCCAAAAGGCAACTATATGGCAGAAGCTAAAATGGCTGTTTACTAATGGTATTGAAATTATTGAAGTCGATAATCTTCCTGAGAAAGAAGACAGAGGAGGCTTCTCAACAACAGGAACTAAATAATTAAAGCTATGAAAATTGCAGTTTTGGATTATTGTGTTGGAAAAATTATCATTAAGGATATTCCTACAAGTCTTGAGAATCTTGATAGTGATGACATTTGCTCTCAAATGGATTTTAATCAAAATAATGTAGAATATATGATAGTTAATGATGCTCTTCCTATTGATATTGATACAAAAGGCTGTACAGCAAATATAACATTAAACTAAAAATACATTTATGCTAAAAAAAATAATTAATAAATTCTTTGATATTCATCCTAATGCCATGTCCTTCAAGAATAGCATTGACTTGGCAGAACTTCCTGTAGTTACATTCTATCAAGGTAGCAAGAAAATCAATTTCCTTCTTGACACTGGCTCTAATAATTGTATCATTGACAGCTCTTATCTCAAAAATCTTAGCCATAAAATAGTGTTTAATATGGAGAACACTGTTACTGGTATTGAAGGTAATGGTCAAAAGGCTGAAGGTGTATGCTCCTTTGCCATGTCTTATAAAGACAAAATTTATGAGTATGTCTTTATCATCCAAGACATGTCTGGAGTATTCAATTCTATTAAAAAAGAAACTGGTGTCACCATTCATGGTATACTTGGCTCTAAGTTCTTTAACGACTACAAGTATGTCCTTGACTTCAAGGAACTAATAGCCTATAGTAAAGAATGATTTATTTTGTATCTAATCAAAAAACTCTATTTGAAAGTGATAGCTTTCAACCATTATCTGTGAAAGAATCTATTGCTTTAATCAAGTCCTGGAAAATCTTTCAGTTTGATACTGAGGATACAGGACTTGATTGTCACATTGCAAAGATTCTTCTTATGCAGTTTGGTAGTATGGACAAAACTACACAAGTTGTAGTTGACTGTACTACAATAGATCCTCTTCTCTATAAAGAGGTCATTGAACAAGGCTTTCTTGTTGGTCAGAATCTTAAGTATGATGCTAAAATGCTTATGGCTTTAGGTATCTTTATTCGTAGATGTTATGACACTATGATTGCTGAAATGCTTAGGTACTTTGGTTTTCCAAGAATACCTGTTTCTCCAGAAGAGTATGATGAGCAAGGATATGATTTTCCTTATCACATCAAGACTTCTAAAGCCAAAAAGAATTGTCCAAGCCGAACTTATTATGAACTTAGTTTTGCTCTTGACGCTCTTGGTTACAAATATCTTGGCATTAATATTGATAAGTCTGTTCGTGGCAAGATCAAGTATGTAGGCATTACTGAGGAAGTTATTATTTATGGTGCTAATGATGTTATTCATCTTGCAGACATCATGAATGCTCAGATAGCTTACTTCAAGTCTATAAATGCTATGCCTGCCTTAAAGATTGAGTGTAGTGCTGTTCTTTCTATTGCTTACTTTGAGTATTGTGGTGTAAAGATTAATGCTGACAAGTGGCTTGAAATCTATAAGCGAAATTGTAAGGATTTACAGAAGGTTAAGGACAGTCTTAATGCTTTTGTTGTCAATCTTGGTAATAAGAAATTCATTAGTGACACTATACAGTTAAATCTTTTTGAAGAAGTTGATACCTCTGACAAGTCCAGATGTAATATCAATTGGAACAGTACTGACGATGTTGTTCCTCTTTTGAAGTTTCTTGGCTACAACACTAAGGGTTGGAACAAAGAGAAAAAGGAGGAAACTGAAAGCAAAGGTGCTGATTTAGTTAAGAAGCAAAAGAATGTCAATCCTGAGTTCTCTGCTTTATACCTTGAGCTTTCTCGTCTTGAAAAGCTTTGTTCTACTTATGGTCCACAATATATCAATGCCATTAATCCTAAGACTAATAGAATCCATACTGAGTTTCGTCAACTTGATACTGTCACTGGTCGTCTTTCTTGTGGTTCACAAAAGCAGAATGAGGATTTAGCTACTCTCAAAGGATTTCCTTTACAACCTAAAAAAGGTCATCCTGAAGAGGTTTGTGCTTATCCTCAAATTCAGAATCTCCCTAATACTGATGAAGTCCGTTCTTGCTTTATTGCAGAAGAAGGCAATGATTTTATCTCTATAGACTATAACAGTGAGGAATCAAGACTTCTTGCAAGTCTATCTGGAGATAAAGGTATGCTTGAGGTTTTTGAAAAGGGTTATGACATGCACAGCTATGTAGCATGGCTTATCTATCCTGAAATAATTCCTCGTGATGTTGATATTAGTAGTATTAAGCAGAAATATCATTCTCTTAGACAAGATGCTAAAGGACCTGAGTTTACTTTTGCTTTCCTTGGTACTTGGGCTACTCTTGTAGCTAACTATGGTATGTCTAAAGAAGAAGCCATGAGGATAGAAGAATACTATAAAAAAGGTTTTGCTGGTGCCACAAGATATCAAGAACAATGTAAGAAGTATACTGAGTCTACTGGTATCATCAGAATATGCCGTGAAACTGGACATATTTCTCGTTGGTGGGATTGGAAGAAGTGGAACAAACGTCAACACTCTAAGGAGTTTTGGGATGAATATAGAGAAAGAAAAGCTGCTGGTCTACCAAGAACTGAGGAGGCTAATGAACATTTTGCTGCAAGAAATAAGTATGACAAGAATAGTGTCAATAGCACTACTCAAGGTCTTGGTGCTGTCATCTTTAAGGAGTTCACCTATGCTCTTTATATTTGGATTCTTGACAAAGGTTATCAGAATAAGGTTAAGTTTTGTGTTCCTGTGCATGATGAAATTTGTGAAGAGTGTCCTAAAGAACTTACTTCAGAGGTTGTTGCTGTTACTAAACATTTTATGGAAACTATTGGAGCTAAGTATTGTCACAGACTTCCCCTTCCTGCTGAAGAAGAGGTTGGTCCATTTTGGAAACATTAATTTATTATGGTTATAACAGACGACGATTTAATTACTATCTGGAGATACTTCCAGTATTGTTGCCTACCTTCCATCACTATGGCAAGGTATGCTTATTTGGATTATATTGATGACATAAAGGCTGAAAAGTCTTTCTATCGTCATCTCAATAAACAATCCATTAATAGGATTGGTAAACAGCTGGAGGCTCTTCCAGATAGTCTTATGGCTGTCAGTAGTCAGAATATTAGGTACATGAATATTCTCTCTGACAATATTGAGGAACAGTTTGAAAAGGAAGAAGAAGAGCTTCATCGTGCTCTCTATATCTCTTTTAGGAATGCTAAAATGCAGCATCTTGATTGTCTTGCTGCTCTTCATTATATATCTACTATGCTTCAAATTGCTTCTGTCACATTTTCTCAGTGTTGTCATGACATGAAACAGACTCTTCACAAAGACCCCACTGACCTTTTCTCAGTCTACAATCTTAATAATCTATCTAATAGATGGTCCGAGATTGTTGACAAAGCTACTGAATGCTTTGGTTATAACAAGAATGATAAGAAGACTCCTTCTGTTGATCTTAACAATCTCAGATGTATAAAGGCTGTAGATGCAATTAGAGCAAAACTTGCTGACATTGAAACCTTACGTACTGCAATGCATAAGTCCTACCCTTGGAGCATCAACTATCAAGAAGGTGTTCCTTATGAAAAATCTACTGATTGGCTTATTGTCCACAGCAAATCAACTAACTCATAAACTTCATAATTATGGAAAATCAAAGTCCCATAAGAATTACTTCTCAAGAGCAACTTGATACTCTTATTGAGGATGGTCTCAACAATCCTCTTGATTGTTTTGTTCTTCTCAACTATGGTCTTCGTAGTTCTAAAGAAATTACTTTCAATGATTACGGTGATTACTGTATCTATAATGAATGTGATGATTCTGAGGAAATAATTCCCCATGACAGTTTTATGAGTTCTTTTCTTGGAGAAGCTATCATTAAAGGTGCATTATATAGTTATTAAAAATATTAAAACATTAAGAAAAATGAAACAGGAAATACAAAAGATAAAGAATACAATTCATAGTCTTACTGATATGATAAAGTCTAAAAAGATATCTGGTAATCTTCTCAACAAGGAGTATATTAATATAGATTTTTTCTCAAGTTATGTAGATGAATTAGAAAAAGAAGTATCTGAACTTGAGAAAATTTATAACTATAATAATTCTCAAGAGCTTATATCTAAACCAAAAGAGACTCCTCAAAAGGACAATGTCAATCATCCCTCTCATTATCAAGGCTCTAAATATGAGTGCATTGATGTAATGCTCGATGTCTTTGGCAAAGAGAAAGTATCTGCCTTCTGTGAGCTTAATGCTTTCAAGTATCAATGGCGAGCTAACTCTAAGGGTACTGACATTCAAGACAAGCAAAAGGCTATTTGGTACAATCAGGAATATATTGAGTTGAATACTGATAAATAACAATAACAAGAAAGATGAAAGATAATTATCCTATACTCTCTCAGTCTGAGGAGCGTATGGCTCCTTGGAATCAGAAAGACCAAGAGCCTATCAAAGTAGACTGTTGTGTCTCCTATTGTCTAAGCAAGTCTATGCCTGTAACAATAAAGAATTATGATGTTATTGATGATGAAGAAAGCTTCGACAATACCAACTTCATTAATGAGTTCAATAATGATGAAAAAGCTTTTAGCCTTACCTCTTTACTTACTGAACTACATCATCTTTCAGAGGAAAAAATCAACAGACTTAATGATGAACTCACTATGATGTATTCTCCTGAAGGTAAAAATGTAATCAATAAAGAATTAGGATATTACAAAAACATCTCCAAGGCTACACAAGGTTGGATTATTGATGATCTTGATGTCACAATGGAATAATGTTATATTTTACTTTTAATTAGAAGCACATGAAAAATAATGATATTCTTCTCAGTCCTAAACATGGTTTAAATCCATCAATTCTTCACTGTATCTGTTGTGGAGAGGATTATGGTATTGCCTTATTAGGTAAGTTAAAAGGGGATAAAGAAGCTCCAAAAGAAATCTCTCAAGGGCTTTGTCCTAAATGTCAAAATGTAGTAGATCAAGGTGGTGCTTTGATTATTGAAGTCAGAGATGGTGAAACTGGTGATAATCCTTATAGAACTGGTAGATTAGTAGGGGTTTCCAAAAACTTTAAAGAAAAGTACCACATTGAACATGCTCTTATGTATATGGAGAAATCATCTTTCTCTAAAGTTTTTGGTAATGTAACTTTTACCACAAAATAATAATATTACATAACTTAAAAAATATATAATATGGAACAACTTGTAGTAATTCACAATAACACTATTTATATTCACAGTGCCTCTAACAATCCCATCATTAATGATGATGATGCTACAACAGAAGACATACTTACCTCATTAGGCTATGACCCAGAGGATGTCACTTATGTTTGGGGTGAGGATTTTAAAATAGTAAAGGAGGAATAATTATGACATTCATAATACATTTCAAGGATAATCATAGGGAGACTTATAGTAACCACTATGATGAAGATGATGAACATGAAAGAGATGCTGCATGGGATGATGTTTATGCAACATTTCCTGATGCTGATTATATAGAAGCTTTTTAATATGAAAAAATCTATTTTAGTAGCCATAGTATATATCATAATATTTGCTATGGAAATATTCGTGTATTGGTTATCTGATAAAGATGGTGCTATTTATTTCTATGGTTTTATATCACTAATTGCATTTATGTTTACTTTTGGCAGTACTTTATTTGAACAGCAATGAAAAATAAACAAGCTAAAATTAAAGAAATAAAAATTGACGATAGAACCTATGAACTTATAGATGGTTTTACAACTCTTAAAAGTATAAATAAAAATAGAACAACTGGTAGTAATTGACAATAATAAAATCTACATTTACAATGTAGATAAGCATCCTATATTTGATAATGATAGTACTACTACAGTAGATATTATTGAATTTTTAGGTCATAATTACAATGATGTAGTTATAGTATGGGGTGAAGATTTTACTATAGAAAAAGATTAAAGTATGGACAAAGAGAAGTATAACATTATATACAAGCATTTTGCTAAACCTGTCTATGATATGGCAATGATTTACGAAAGCAGCTGTCTTACTGTAGAGGCAAAGGTTGTTAATCCTAAGGTAGTAAAGTGTTTTAACGAGTTAAAGAAAGCATTAGAAGAACAATTAAAAATTTATAGATAATGAAACTAATTAAGCAAAGTTTTGAGATTCTTGAGCAGAAAGATTTCTCTCTTAAGGGTATTAAACAGTTCATTGAAAGATGTGGCAGAGTATGTTATAAATCTGAAGATAGAATTACAGATGATTCCTATGAAAAGTTTGTAAATATGCTTGAAAAAAGAGACCATGCTAGACCACTTGAATTTGGTACAGTACATCTTAAAATGAAATCTTCAAATTTTCAAGGATTTATGCAAGCTTTATACGCAGAAGGAATATTTAATGATGTCTGGATTAAATCTAATTATAATGAAGAAGTTATTTACACAACAACGAATTATAGATATTATTTGAACATGGTTAAATATATTCCTTTTATCAAAAATTATTTCACAGAGGAAGATAATGAATATTATCCTAAGAGATATACTGTTCACATGATTCTCTCAAGAGGTGTTATGGATGAATTTAGAACTCATGTCACTCTTAGTCATCTAGCTGAAAGTACTAGATATTGTGACTATGGTAGAAATAGATTTGGTAATGAAATAGCTTGTGTAATACCTCATTATTGTTCAGACTTAATAGAAGGTAACTCTTATGATTTATATGTCTGTAAATTTGGACTAACACAAACTGAGAACTTATCTGAAAAATCAGCTAAATGGATAGAATCAATGTGTCAAGCTGAACAAGACTATATGGACTTACTTAATGATGGTTGTACAGCTCAAGAAGCAAGAGATGTACTACCATTAGGAGTTAAGTCTGAACTTATCTCATGTGGCTTTGAAAGTGCTTGGTGTAACTTCTTCTACAGAAGATGTGCTAAGGATGCTCATCCTATGGCAAGAGAAATTGCTATTCCTTTACAGGATAAATTCAAAGAAATGGGATTATCTTTTGTTTACTGAACAGAATCAGTAACATCTTCTAACCTTATCTCTTAACTCCCTCAACCATATAATTAATTTCTTTATCTTTGCCATTAATTTTAAATAGTAAAACATAACATTTATGGGATGTGTAAATAAAAGTAGTAAAGAGTTCAAGGATCTTGCAGCACGTAATAATCTTGCTGACAATACCCTTGAACTTATCACTCACAAGTATTGGTTAGAGACTGGTAATGAAACTCTCTTTCCTACAGATGTTTATATCCAAACTCAACTTGGTAATACACAGTATCAAGAGTCTGGTAAGTCTGTAAGAGAACTATGGGAAAAAATGTACAGTACTCCACAAGAGTTTCATTCTCTTTCAGAACTTCAAGCAGCAAGGAAGGAAGCCTCAAGGTTCTTCCCTCAGTCTGCTATTGTCCATTACAGAAATGCCATGGGTAACTATGTGCTTTCTGTTAAACGACCTGTAGAACAAGCTAACTATGATAAAGATGATTTCTTTAATGAGTTTGATAACATCGATTCTATGAGGGATATCAAAAAGCTTAATCTTGATATTATTGCCAATCAAACTTATACCATTTCTAAGGTTCAGGAGTTGTACAACTGGTTCAACGATGACAGAACTTCTAAGGCACTGGCTGATAAAGTCTTTAACATTGCTAAGGACTTAGGTATTGAAGTTTTATTTAATGAGACTCTTCCTTTTGGAATTATGGGTAGATATACCAATAGCAATATTATCACCTATAAGAAGTCTTTCCTTGAAAAGGATATAATGACAAACAAAAAGGCTTCTATCATTCTTCATGAAGTACTTCATTCTATCTCTATGTATGCTCTCTCCAATAAAACAAAGAACTGGAAGAGACCTGAAGCTTTGCAGGAGTTCCATACAGAGATTAACTCTCTTTATCAAGGCCTCAAAAACAATCCTCTTCTTAAAGGTGAAAGAGGTGTTGTTGATGTCTTTGAGTTTGTTGCAGAACTTGCTAACCCTGTCTTCAGAGGTAAGATTCAAGAGATTGATAAGCAAACCAAAGCTAACAAGTCTTTCTGGTCAAGGATTCTTGATGCTTTTAAGTCTCTCTTGGGTATCCATACCTCTGACACTTACTATCAGCGTTCAATGAATGCTCTTGACAAGGCTCTTAATGCCTTTGATATTGATACCTACATGCGTTATAATGGTATCAAGAGCCAACTCAGAAAAGAAGTAGCTAATAATACAATAAATCAGACAAATCAGCGTTTAGAAAATAAAAAACTTGTGAAATATGACAAAGCAATCAAATCAGCAGGAAGAGTCTTTGAGAGTACCTTCAACCTCATCAAAGATGAGCAACAAAGAATGGGCAGAGGCAGTAAAGAAAAGACAAGCAATAACCAAAGCCTACGAAAGCAATTACATGAAAAATCTTTAAGACAACAAAAAGAGTTAATAAATTGGGCTACAAAGCATAAACAGTTGATTGTAGAACCAAATGATTATTATGAAGAGGCTTTAGGAGATAGTGCAGCAGGTTCAGAAACAAGAGTTTGGAAAAATAATGATAAAGGAACTGTTGTAAAAAATATTTCCCTTAATCATTATAGTACTCCAAAAGCTCTTATGAATAGAATACTGATTCATAATTTAGTTTTTCCTACAACAGCGATGAAAATGCTTAAGGTAGGAACTTCTGATAATGGAATTAGTATTATAGTAGAACAACCCTTTATTGAAGATAGTGGTATAGCACCTACTATGGATGAAATAAAGGATTATATGCTTTCTCTTGGATTCACATTATCTAAGGGTAAAGGTATTAATGCTGAATATACCAAGGATGGTTATCTTGTTACTGACATTCGTCCAGAGAATGTCATTAAACAACCTGATGGCTCCTTAGCTGTAATAGACTGTTTTGCTAAGTTTGAGGATGAGTCTATGGGAAATAATATTATGGGTGATGTTGAGAATCAAGCACAAAGATTCATTGATTCTATGTCTTCTTCTCAGCTGAAAGATGAAACAGATCTTATTAAGCAGGAATCTGCTGACTATGACCTTGTTAATGACATTGAACCTAAGCCCGAGCATAGTGGTAAGCCTGTACCTCAAGACTTTACATTTGCTGATGGCACTAAGGTCAAAGCTCCTTTCAAGCCTAATGCTCAACAGGTAGATGCTCTTAATGAAATGGATAGATTCATGAAGTCTAATGAAACTTCCATGACTCTCTCTGGCTATGCTGGTACTGGTAAGACTTCTCTTATGGAGATGATTGCTCAGAAAGGTAGAAAACAATATCGTTCTGTGGTCTTCTGTGCCACTACTAATAAGGCTGCTGCTGTTCTTAATGAACGTGTTTCTAAGGCTGGTTTCAAGGCTGCTACTCTTAACAAAGTATTTGGCATCAGTGTTGAGGTTGATTCTAAAAGTAATACCTACAATGCACGCAATTTAGTAAATGTATTGAAGGATGCTGATATTACTCCTGGCACTACGGTTATTATTGATGAGGCATCAATGATTAATGAGGAGAATTATAATATTCTTAACAACATTGCCAAACAGAATGACCTTAAGATTATTTATGTAGGAGACTCTGCACAACTTGCTCCTGTAGGTGAGGATAAAATATCAAAGGTCTTCCGCAATGGTGAGGGTAAAGTCATTACTCTTACTCAAGTTGAGCGTACTGATGATAATGCTATCCTAAAGGAAGCTACTGAACTTCGTAATGGTAATCCTCTATCTGGTATTTCATCCTTTAATGATAAAGGTGAAGGTGTTGCATATATCTCCCCTAATCATCAAGATGAAATCAACAATATTGTAGCTCATTATGTCAAAGGTTTGAAGCATAATTCTAACTACTTTAGGATTCTTGCTTTCACTAACAAGGCTGTATCTGCTTATAACAATCAAGTCAGAGAACTCCTTGGCTACACTTCTCCTATCCCACAAGTAGGTGAGCCTATGACTGGTTATAACAACTGGGGATATGAATGGAAAACAAAGTCTTACCGTTTCATCAACTCTGAGTCTTACAAAGTGTCTAAGGTAGACAAATCTCATAAAATAACAACAAACCTTAATGATGGTATTGCTGTTACTATGGAGGTTATTCCTCTTACACTTGAGGATTCTTTAGGCAATATTGACACCTTTAACTTCATTGACATCAAGAGTAATCCTTCTAACCTTCAAGCAGCTATACAGCTTGCTAATGAGAAGAAAATGCTTTGGGCTGAAGCTAAACATGCTGTTGGTAAAGATGCTAAGGCTAAAATTTATCAGAGAATCAATTTCATTGATAACTTCCTTTTTGTCAATGATAATATTGAGGATAGTAATCACAACCTTCTTCAAGCTAAGACCATTGACTTTGGCTATGCCATGACTGTTCATAAGTCTCAAGGCTCTACATTTACTAATGTTCTTATGGATGATGTTGACATCTCAAGAGCTGGTCTTAATAGTAACAATGCTATGGAAGTTGTTGACCTTGGTGAAGTAGATAATAACGTAGCTTCAAGTGCTAATTTCACTGGAGATGCAGAAGATGTTGATTTGGGATTTTCAAACGATTTCTCTACATCTTCTACTGAACCTACTAAACATACAGTACCTACTCAAACTATCAATCTCAAGCAGCAACTTGAATATGTAGGTGTATCAAGGGCTACTGATACTGTCACTATTGTCTCTAATAATATCAAGAAGGAAGGTTCTCCATTACATAAGGATAGTACAGCAAAAGAGAATAATTCTCGTTCTAATAATAAAATAGAAAACAATGAAAGCAACAATACAAGAAATGCAGAAACTGTTGCAGGAAAACAACAAACAAGCAATGGAGGATTACTTGCTGAGTCACAAGCCAGAATCCAGAGAGGAGATGGAAACTTACGAGAAACTCAGAAACAAGGAACTAAACCTCTACCACAAATAAGTCAGTTATCTGAAGAAGTAAAATATCCTACTTCAGATACTAAGATTAACATCTATGCAGGAACTAATGAGAATGCTGATTTAAGCAATTTTGCTGACAGACCATTTGTCATTGACAATCAACTTCTCAATGAACTTGGAATAGATGAAAGTAGTAACATCTTTATCAATAGGGATTTCAACACTGTGGAGGGAGCATTTCAAGGAATGAAACTTGCATTTGTTAATGACCCTAATGATATTAATGATGCTGATAATAAGCTCTATAAGTTACAGTATGCAACTGGATCTATGGCAAGAAACATTGGAAGAAACATCAAGAATCTTGACACTCAAGCATGGAATGCTAATTCTTCCAAAATAATGAAGGCTCTTATAAAAGCTTCATTCTCTCAAAACCCAGATGCTGCACAAAGACTTATTGACACTGGTGATGCCACTCTTACACATACTCAAGATGAAAGTAAGTGGTCTACAGAGTTCCCAAGAATCCTTATGGAAGTTCGTGAGGAACTTAAAAAAGAAAAAGGAATAGAATCTACAGAACAACTTCAATCTTCTAGTACTCTTACTTTACCAGAAGGTTCTGTTCAGCAGGTTTCTCTCCCAGGTTATGAATACTTTAACGACCTCTATGAGGATACACCAGTAGATGCTGCCTGGAAAATTCCTTATCTTAAGGAACTTGATGCTCAAATCTCTGATGAAAACTCTATAGAGGATAATCAAAACATTATTAATCACATGGACAACATTCTACAATCTACAAGTGAGAAAGAGTATCTTCAAGAATCTAAGAACTCTGAAAAGAAACAAGTTGAAAAGACTCTTGATGAGTATGATAAACTTAATCGTCAGATTGACAATCTTCTTGGCAACCAAGACTTGGAGTCTGATGGTGAGGTGTATCATCTTGATGAACTTGGTGTAGCTCATCTTTCTGCATCTGAGATTCGTCATACTGCTGAACTTGTGGCCAATGAAATCTCTGATTCAATAACAAAGCTTCAAAAGGAAGAGGGTCTTGCTGAAAAGCTATTCCCTATTCTTAAGACTGACCTTGATTTCAAGTCTGCCTCAAGAAAGCAAATTGTTGAGGCTATTGGTATCAACCGTCTTATTGATAGTGTTAAGTCTATATTTGATACTGAAGCTAACTGGGATTTCTATAAGGATGATGAAAATGGTATCAGTTTCCAAGCTGACCTTATCTTTGACAACTGGGATGCTATCATGTATCTTGCTGCTGATGTTTTTGCCATGAATGAAGGCTTTGGTATTGCTAAGGATTTCTCTAAGGGTAACTTTACCACTACTGATGATTCTCATATTGATTATGACAACTTCAATGACTATTCCAATGACCAGGATATTGCTGCTGAGGAAGGTGAGAAGGATGATCAAGAGCATTGGCAGATAGAAAACCGTACTATTGATGTCCTTAACTCTATGTCTGCTCTTGTTAGACAAGGCATTCATGAGTGTTATCTTCTTAATGCTGATAGTAGTAAGGTTATGAGTAAATGGGGTATTGCAGAACGTGTTAATCCTCGTGAAGCTGTTAATAGTATTCTCCGTTGGACTCAAGGTTCCTTATCTCTTGATGCTATGATTAAGAAGCTCTCTGATAAGCAGTCTCAGAACCCTTGGCTCTCTCAGCTTATTCAGAGATTATCTGACAAGAGTGGTAATGAAACTGACTTCCAAAGCCAGTTCTATGGAGTGTTCTCTAAGCATTTCCAACCTTACTCTATTGTTCTTCTTGAAGATGGTAAGTATCATAGTATAGCTGTCAATAGTCATCCTGCCCTTACTGATGTGATGAACACTATCACTTCTCAGTTCAAGATTGGAGAACACCCTCTCTTTGGCATTAATGGTAAGGTTAACACTAAGTTGCTTGGTTCTGCTAACTCTGTTAGCAATGACTTCACTCTTCATAAGGCATTGTCTGAACTTCAGAATATAGATAAGTCTATTAAGCAGGGCAATACTCTTGATGATAAAATGTCTAAGGTTGCATCTGATAATATCATGGCTGTTTGTAGAGCCTTTGGTTATAATATCACTGAGGACATGCTTTCTGGTGTTGTCAATGCTGAGAGTATTAATAAGGTTACTTCTGCTCTTAACTTCATTGTCAAAGACCTTGATAGTGCTGCTTCTGCTCAGCATAAGGGTGAGATGAAGGATTATAATCCTTTTGCTTTTGGCACTAAGTTTGGTGTTAATGGTAGTCTCCGCAACTTCCTCACTCCTATCACTGATAAACTTGAAGATACTGCTATCAATGCTTTCTATGATAGTGGTAAAATGTATCAGTCTTATGTCACTCCTTCATTCATGACTAAGCTCTTTAACAAGTTCCGTCAGGAAGGTCAAGCTTTTGAGGATTTCATTCTTGATGAGTATGGCTCTTCTGAATGGTTTAAGTTTGGTGCTGGTGATGGTGATATTACTAAGGGTTGGCGTAATGAGTGGCTCAGACTTCTTGCAAGAGATGAGAATGCTCGTAAGGTGTTTGACCATAAGGTTGAGCTTAATTTCAATAAGCATAACTATATGCGCAATATGAGTGATGCTGAATATACTCTTTCTCTCATCACTGAATACTTCTCTGAGAGTGCAAAGGTTGAAGATAGAGTTCCTGCTTGGTATAGAGTGCCCATGCAATCTAATAAGCCTTCTTCTGAGTTCATCAAGTTCTACTCTTATAGAGGTGACGGTTATAAGAATGCTATTGTTAATGGTCTTCATAACATGTTCCTACAAGAGATTAGTAGAATACAGACTGTCCTTAGAAGAAACATGTCTAAGAATGACCCTGGATTCATTAAGAACTTTGATACTAATGGTCGTAAGTTCAACTTCCTTACTGTATTCAATAGCTATCTTGAAGAGAGTGCTGTTTCCAAAAGAACTATTCTCCGTAATGAGGATGGCTCTGTATCTTCTGACAATAATAGGTTTGCTTCTCTTCTTCAGAAGAAGGTCAATGGTGAGATTAATCTTACTCCTGATGAAGAGGTTGAACTTGGTAAGCTTGCTGAAAGGGTTATCCGTCAGTCTATGGAGAACAGAGTACAGTCTATCCTTGACACATGGGAAAGCAATGGTATTCTTGAGGCTGCAAAGAACATTAAGGACATATATCCTTCTGAGTTTGATAATTCTTCAAACATAAAGAATGAGGAAAGAGAGGGTGTAATCAATGATTGGGTTAGAAAGCAAGTGGAGAACTTCCTTTGGAATGATTCTTTTGCATCTAAGAATATTCTTCAACTCACTCTCTCTGACATTGCTTTCTACAAAGATACTGAGGATTTGCAGAAACGTCTTGCTCAGCTTCATGCTCCTGGTGTCAGAGGTAATATTAACGCTATTGATTATGATGGTAATAGAGTGTCTGATGGTAAGTACAGAACTTTCATCTTGCAAGACTTTGATTCTTTCAAGTCTAACATCATAGCTAATATCACAGAGGTATTTGATCGTAGAATTGCTGCTGCCCCTGACAATCAGAAGGCTGCAATGATTGCTCTCAAGGAGTCTCTTGTTGGCAAGGATGGTAAGTACACTAAGATTAATGTCACTGATGCTCAAGGCTATTCCTCTCCTTCTTCTTACAGAAAGAAGGCTTACATCTTTGGCAAATGGTCTCGTCATGCTGAGGATATTTATCAAAAGATGCTTAAAGGTGAATACACATATACTGACCTTGAGACTGCTTTTCAGCCTCTCAAGCCTTTTGTGTATTCTAAGCTTACTAAGGATATGGGTATAGCTAATGCTCCTATTCACAGTATGCAAGTACCTTTCCAAGCCAAGAATGCTGAGTATCTTCTTATCATGGCTGATGCTATTCTTAAAGGCGAAAAGCTTTCTCGTCCTAATCTTCTTAGAGCTGTCTATAGAGTAATGGAGGATTCTGAACGTCTTATGCCTACTAAAGGTATTGATACTGTTCAGTTTGAATCTTCCATCAAATCTGGTCTTCAAGGCAAGATGAATATCTATCAGTTCAGAGATATGGAAGGTGGTGAGGATGCTGCCTATACCTTTATGATGAATCAAATCTTCAAGGAGGAGACTGATGCTACAGGTGAAAGAGTTTATAAGAACTATAACACTGATACCTTTGTACATGAGACTTCTTTTGAGGATTATTGTCTTCAGCAGGAGGTTCCTGAACATTTCAAGGAGCATTCTCAGGCTCATGGTTCTCAGATTAGAATGATTACTCCCTCTGACCTTGACCTCTTCACTATTGATGAAAATGGTCAACAAGTGGATAACTTCTATGAGTGGACTGAACCTGATGGTATTGTCAAGAGAATGAAGGCTGATGAGTTCCGTAAAGAGTACGAGCAGACTATTGCTGATAATATTGAGGAGAGTATTGATAATCTTTCTGCTGAACTTCACTTGAATAGTGAGGATAAGCGTGAGAGAAATATTGCTCTTTCCAAGATTCTTCAAAGAGAAGTTTTATCTTCTCCTCGCTATGGCATTGACCTTGTGCAGGCTTGTTCTATTGATAAGGAGACTGGTGAATTTAGAATACCTAAGGGTGACCCTATACAGGCTAAACGTATTGAACAGCTTATAAATTCTGTTATTAAGAACAGAATTAACAAGCAAAAGATTGCTGGCGGTCCTATTGTTCAGGTGTCTAATTTTGGTACTTCTAAGCAGCTTCACATTAGATTCAATGATAAGCAAGGTAATCTCATTCCTCTTGAGGAGGAGTATGTTCCCTCTGAACATGATGGTCTTTCTTATAAAGACTATCTTAAGAAGAATCAAGGTGGTATTGCTTACTTTGAAGTATTCTGTCCTATATGGTCTAATGAACTCTTTGACAAGTTCTCTAATGCTGATGGTTCTATCAATGTTGATGCTATCAATGCTGTTGATCCAGAACTTCTTAAAATGGTTAGTTACCGTATTCCTACTGAGGATAAGTACTCTTGTGCTCCTATGAAGGTTGTTGGTTTCATGCCTCGTGAAGCAGGTGATGCTATCATGCTTCCTTATGAACTTACTGAGATTGATGATTCTGACTTTGATGTTGACAAGCGTTATGTCATGCGTAAGGACATACCTATTAAGACTAAGAGAAGAAAGGATATTGAGAGTGAACTCTTTAAGAGAGCTTCTGAAAGTTATGCTAAGGCTCATAATGGTAAAACTAATAATCAATGGATTGGTGAGCAAGTAAGAATGTTCCTCGACAATCCTCAGAAGATGAAGTCTACTGATAAGTTTATGCAATGGCTTTATGGCCAATATCAACAAGTTGCCTACTATACTGATGCTCCTACAAATGGAAGAATGTATCGTGACAACAAGATTATTGATATGACTTATGCTGTTCTTACTAATCAGATGACTGCTGACAAGATTCTTAATCCTGGTGGCTTTGATGCTCCTAAGAAAATGGGATATATGGTTGCTGCCTATAAGAATCCTGCTAACAATGGTATTTCTTGGAATGCTCTTCAAGGTATGTCTATTGATGAACTCAAGAGGTTGTCTTATACTGACAAGGATCTCACCTTTGCTGATACTCAGGTTCAGTTCTATAAGCAGAACTCTGCTGCTGCATCATTAATTGGTGTATTTGCTGTCAACAAGGTAGCTCATGCTACTCTTGAGAGTAATGACATATTCCTTGATGTGTCTGAGATTTGTGGTAATGATGATTTCACTATTGCTGGCACTACCTTTGGTGGTAGAATGCAGATAGACCAGAAGTATGACCGTGAAGGAACTCTCATTGGTAAGACTCTTGGCTCTCTTGTATCTGCTTCTGCTGATGCTGTGAAAGATCCTATCCTCAATCTTATGAATGTCAATATGACTACTGCTGGTATGCTTAATACTATGCTTAGATTAGGTATGACTTTCAATGAGGCTGCTCTTTTCCTTTCTCAGGATGTTATAGAGCGTCTGCTTAGTCAATTCAATAGGGATAATCTTACTAACTATGTGTCTCTTGATGGTCTCATCAATAAATGGCTTGACATTTATCGTCAGAAGTATAATATCAGTGACTCTTCTAACATCAACACTGAACCTCTTTCTACTGAGGAACTTGTTAATGGTCTTACTTCTGAGGAGCATGAAGCTACTGATTATAAGGTACTGCTTGCTTTTCAAAAGATGAGAAGTCTTACTGATGCTATGCGTAAGCCTACTTATGCTACAAGATTCAATTCTATCTCCAGTGCTGTTGGCCCACTCATCATTGACAATCTTATAATTGAGCATAAAATGTCTCAGTTCATTGATGTCAATACTGACAATGGTACTCACTTCTACACTGCTGATAATGTTCCTGTAAATATTAATAACATATTCTTTGACCATCCTGTCTTGGAGCAGTTTGCAAGAACTGTTGGCATAGCTAAGTCTCTGTTCTCTGACATGCCTACTGGTAGTGTTGGATTCAGAAACTTGCTTGCTCAGTTGCCAAAGGATATTGCTGACAAGATGTATGGTGATAAGAAGTTACTTGACCAGTTCTCTAACTTTTATCAGTCTTATCTTCTTGTACAGTCTGAGGTTATTGACTCTAAGAATCTCAAGGACTATGCAACAGCATTCCCTAAGTGGTTTATGGAGCAGAACTTCAAGGATGAATTTCCTAATAATGAGCTTATTCAAGCCATTAGGATGAATGTTTCTAAGAAGACAGGACATCCTTATCTTACGATTAATATCACTGGTATGGATGAACAGCGTAAGGAGGAACTTCGTAGTGCTTGGATTGACCTTCATAAGGCTGACCCTAAGCTCTCTAAGATGTTGTTTGACTATAGTTTCTTCCGTGCTGGCATTGGTTTTTCTCCTAAGACTTTCATGGCATTGGTTCCTACTTATGTCAAGGAAAGATTGATGAATAAAAATACTGGTGCTTCTTATGTTGACACTTATAGACACTTCCCTACTGTTGTTCCTAAGTTGGTGATTAATCAATTCATCCGCAATAATTGGGATAACACTAAACTTGTTCCATGGAAAGGTGGTAAGGATACTCACTATAATGTCAATCTCAAGACTGGTGAACTTAGAGTATACAGACCAGAAGAAATAGCTGATCTTACAGATGTCTCCTACATGAAGACAAAAGTAGGTAAGGAGATTTATCTCTGGCATCTTGAAACTTCTTCTCCCAATGAACTTACCTTTAAGAGGGTAAAACCTCTTGGTAATAATGGTGAGTATCTTGAGATTAGTACTTCTGAGATTGTCAATCCTTTAAGTGACACTTCAAGTGTTTCTGAGGATAAAGCCACATCTACTGTACAGGAGTCTGCCACAGACTTGAAGACTGAAAGTCATCAAGAGTTAAGTGCTGAAGAATCTGTCAAAACTCCAGTCATCACTAAGACAGAGGAAGTCAAGAATCTTTCTGCCATTGCTGACTTAATTATGCTTCAGAATCCTAAGCTTGACCATGAAGGTGCTGAAAAACTTGCTTTGGAAATCAAGGACAAAGAAAAGATGTTCCGTAAGTTCCTTCAAAAGGTCTTTAAGCACAAAGGTCTTGACCTCAATGAGGATGAGGCTATTGATGAGTTCCACAAATATTGCTAACAAAAAAGGGAGGTGTCACTACCTCCCTTTCTTTTTTTTTTCAAAACATTCACCCATTTATTTTCATCCATATTTGTATTTTTCACTCTTTCTTCCTTATTCTAGAACCTTCTAGTACCCCTAGACCTTATACTCTACGAATATATCTTTCCTACATAATCCAATATTCCCAATGATTTATTCACACTATCATTTCCCATCATCCCAAGCACATTTCCAAGTCTCCTTATTCCTTCCATCCTATCCTCTTGAGGATTATAAGTAATCTCTTCCATTGGTTCAGCAGACTTCTCAAACATTATCTCATCAATAACAGGAGCTTTATAAAGTGTCTCTGGATCTACATCCATACCATTAGGCATTTGCATCTGAGGTAATGTTATCTCTGCATTGAAGTTATTGAAGTAATTAGATGGTATAGTATATTCTGAAGGGTCTACATGTATTCCAAGCTTTCCAGTACCAGTAAACTTGGTTCTATAATTTCCTCCGAACATCTCTCTTTCAGCATTTCTTCTTGTAGTAAGTCCTCTTAGCTCATTATCTCTTGAAGCCCACATAGCTCTCTGCACATCCTCCTTTGAAGCTTTACCTTCTGTATAAGCAGTTAGTATTGGTACAACTCTTTCCTTCAACCTTCTCATACCTACATTATATCCATAGGAATACAAGGCATCTTTCTGTTGTTGAGTCAACCTGTCTCTCACCTCAGAAGGAATTACTCTGTTAAAGTCTTTTGCCTCATCTTCAAAACTCCTGTTTGTCTTCATAGAGCTTCCCTCCCAATTAGCTATCCTCTTTTTTATACTGTCTGAGGGAGTATATCCTTGTGAGGCATTCATCCTTCCTCCCTTAGCAAACTCATTATAAACCTTTTTTATCTCTGGCAACGTAGTAATCCCATTAGCAATAGCAACCTTCATCATTTCAGCTTTATCTGAAATAGAAAGATTATCCCAATCTGAAACATCATGACTTCCTTCATTATCATATTGTAATCTACCTACTTTCATAATCTATATTGTTTAATCTACATCATCAAATATTGTAAGTTCCTGACTTCCTCTTGCTTTACTTTGTTCACTAAGCTCACTTTCCACTTTCTTCTGAAGATTCTGCAAAGATGATACTATTCCCTCAACATTCTTCAGTGCTGTAGTTATTGCAGATATTTGATACTTGGGTCTTCCTTTATCGTCCTCTTCATTCAAGATATTAGGATTCTTTAGAAAAGTGCTTACAGTTCTTGCTGCTACAAGAGCAGCATTAAGCAACTCCTGTGAGGGTGTCACTGTATGTTTCTTATATACTTCCATTGCTTCTTGCAACAAAGGTGATGGCTTAAAGTCTTTGTCAAGTCCTTCTTGTTCTATAATAGTTTTAGCTCTCTCTTCCTCATTTAGTATATATGAGTAAGTACTTCTTGGGTCTATCATAAAATAAAGATATGACATCTGTTTATAGAACTGTTCTTTCGATGCACTTCTATCTTGGTTGTATAGTTTCCTTATAGGCTTTATCAACAGTGCCTCATCAGCAATCTGCAATGAATAATTCTCTATCTTTATTAACTTCATCTCTTCCAATTTTAATTATTATTTTATATTTCCCACCCTCCACCCCTTCCTAGAACATCTAGTACTTCTAGAACAACTATCTTATCTCTACTTCCTCAACGCTGCATTCACTTTTTTCTCTTGAATCCTCACATCATCAGCTTGCTTCTTCTTTTGCAGAGCAAGATTTTCATTAAATTGTCTTGCATTCTCCGACAGTTTTTCTCTCTCAAGTGCAGCAGTATCTACAGCATCATTATTCATGATAGACATCCTATCAGCTTCAGCCTTAGAATTTATTTGAGCAACCAATATCTTCACCTCATTATCTTCTTGATGCATCTTATATTCCTGCTCTGTCTTCATCTGTGCAATCTGCTGTTGCTGCTGTAACTGTGCTTGCTGTATCTGCTGTGCCTGTTGCTGCTGTTGTAATGCTTCTTCTCTCTTCCTTCTTTCATTAGCCTCAACCATTCTCTGCTTCTCTGCAACACTTGTTGTAGTATAGAGCTTCATTATTGAAGAGAAGTCAAGCAACTGATTCTGAAGTGCTGCCTGTGCCAGTGTATCAAGTTTCTGGTTAAGTTCCATAGTACCATTGCTGTTATCCACTACTATTCCATAGTCACACTCTGCAAATTCATCACCATCTATCTCAACAAGTTTCTTACTTCCATCATTCAATATATAGTCAAACTTCTTCTTCCTGCCTCTTATAGCTATCTTTGCTGTCTCCAAGAAACATTCCAGTACTCTCTTCTTCACACTGTCATGGGTAAAGAAGAGTCTTTCTGTAATGAGTGACGATTGCAGTGTTGCTCTCTCTACACCTCCAACAGTCTCTCTATTACTAATCTGTCCTTCTCTCTGCTTTGATATTCCAGCAAGCTCTCCTATCTTTGTTGAAATCCATTCAAGCACATTTATATATTGTTGTATCTCATTACCCAAAGAAGCATCTATAACTCCTGATGAAGCATTGTTCATTGCTCCTGCAAGCTTACCAGTTGCCATACCTACACTGCCTTCCTTGAAGCTATCTTCTACTGAAACACCATTCACATTAATATAATACAACCATTTATCTGCATCCCATCCTTTTGGTGTTTTTGCAAGGTCCATTCTAATTATCTTTCCCATATTCTTTGCAAGTATCTTATTAAGTCTATCATGAAATATATCATATAGGTAAGAATATGGTTTCATTATATCTACCAATGAATATGGCTCATCACCATTAAGGTTATATATACTTCCCACAATACCAAAGTGACATCTTGATGGATTGCTCAATCTGTTATATTGCACTGGTCTTGGTCTCATGTTCACATATATGTCTGCTCCAATCTTTGTTCCTTCCCATGCCTCATTAATCCAAAATGTCTGTTCCTCTTCTCCTTTGTCTGGGTTACTGTGATAGGTCTCAGGATAAAAGTTAAATTCTTCTTCTCCTGTTTCAGGGTCATAACTCTTCACTTTTTTTATCTGTCTTCTTGACTTCCAATAAACTCTCAGTACTCTTACATTTCCATTCATGTCATAGGGTAGATAAGATGTATCATCTTGGTTGTCAAATAAACTGTATGGGTCTATAGCTTCATCTCCAACAGTTGACAAATTTACATTAGGTATAAAACCATATCTACTATCTATATTATCCATACTATCTGCATAAGGACTACTTCCTGTACTGCTTCTTGTGTTTTCCAATGCTTCAATATCTTTCTTAGATAGTTGGTCCCAAAAAGTATCTATTACTCTTCCTGGATTCCAATAGTCTTCCAACACTATCATATCTGCATCTTCTATATATGATGAAGCTCCTGACTTTATTACTCTCATCTTCAGAGGATTTATCTTTTCCAAGTATGGCTCTCCTCCGACTATATCACATATATAAGCTTCTTCTCCTACTGTATAAGCATCTACAAATCCCTTATTAAAGAGTTGTGACATCTCAAGCTCCTTCATATAATGATTAAGCAGCAAGTTTCCTCTTACTTCTCTTTTATCTTGATATTCATAAGTAAAGTAGTCTGCCTGTTTCTCCATTTCTCTGTTAAAGCTTTCCTCATCCATAGAACCATCCATCACAAGTTGTTGAAGCATTGCATTCACTTGTAAATTCTTTTCTTCTTCTATCTCTGACACAGCATTTGGATTAGTCACAATCACTTTAAAATCAAAAGTTCTCTTTGACTCTTCTCCTCTAAGAACTTCAAGTTTTGAATTTATAACTGGATAGTGTTGTATATTCTCTGGTATAAAGGATGCCTCTATATTATAAGGGTTCACTATAACTTTTAAGTCATCCATGTGTATTCTTCCATTCAGTAAGTCATAGTTTATTTTCATTGCTCTTACTGATTTTCTTGTAAGATGATAGTGCATTAAGCTATGGTCATCTCCAAAATCTACACATTTAGCTCTCCACTTCTTTCCTTTCTTATTAAAAGAAAGCTGTTGTGGTGGGAAACCTCCTATTGCATTATAAGCCATATATTATCTCCTTTTATTTTTCTTATTATTATTCTAAGACAAAGATAATAAAACCTATTAACTCCATACTTCATCTAAGATTTCCCCTAATCTTATCTAACCTTATTGCATAAAAATAGCCTTCCCATATCTTTATTAGATATAGAAAGGCTTAAAACCTATACTCCAAAGTATTTTCTTACATTAAAAACACCATCCTTATCTTTCAACTTATCTAATGCTAATAGGTGTACTGCATTAAATCTCTCTTCTTGTGACATTTCTGTCAGAGGTTTTCCTGCTATCTTTGCTATTGTCTTTATACTGTCTGAATATACCATGTTCATTGCAGTATACATAGCCCATTTATTATAGTAAGGCTCTTCCTCCAAACAAATGCCTTGTGACTTCATACAGCTCTCCCATTCTGAGGTATTCCATCCTCCCTCTGGCTCCATGTCACTTACTATCTGTGTAGCTTCTTTCTTTGATAAATAGTTGTGCCAGTTTATTGCCTCCAATCTGTCTATGTATTCCTGTGCTACATCTGGTCTCCAATCTGCAATATCCCTCATCATGCATTTCATAACACCTCCAAATATACTCATGTACTTTGGTTCTTTTGATGTTACCATTTTATTGTATAGCCTTTCAAAGGCTTTCATTATTTCATTCTGTTCCATATCTCAAGTCTTATTTATTATGTAGTGAGCAATGACTTCAATTCCATAAAGTCCTCACTACTGAATGTTATTGTTTTCTTACTTCCAAATATTATGTTTATCAGTATATTGTCTGGTAATGTTATAGCTAACTTTCCTTTTCCCATAACTCCTTTCACAAATCCCATGTCAAAGGTTGCTTCTTCCATACCATTGAACATTTCCATAGCATCTGTAAACAATGTATTTGGATTAATGTCTCCATTTTCATCAGCAAGAAATAGTGCTGCATTGTCTATGCCTTCACTTATCTTTCCTTCATACTTATTTATAATGTTATGACATCCTCGCTTGATATATACTGAGGGTACTGTAAGAGCAGGATTGTCTTTCACCATTTCATCCACTCTTTCATTAAACCATAAATCCAAGCTACTTAGAAACTTCTCTTTTAATGTTGGTATATTCATTTATTTCCTCCTTTCTTTGCTTTCATCATTGTCATAAAGTCCTTGAAAGTCATGTCACTATAGTTTGTCATGTACTCATTCCACAATGCAGTCTTTTCTTCTTCTGCTTGCATTGCATTCTTCCTGAGTTTTCTTATAAGGGAAAGATGTTTCTCTAAGGCTTCCTTTCCATCCTTGGTTTGCTCTACCAATGGTCTGATTATCCTTAGTTCTTCTCTTTGCAGTATGTCTGCTACATTCTTATAGCTCTCTACAAACTCTTCATTATTGTTCAGATAATTTTTCTGTGAGTCTGTCAACCCATCCATTATTTTGTCTATCTCATCCCAAGTAGGAGTCTTTGTCTGCTGTGGCTGCATGTTTATTGTACCCTTCTGCTTCTGCAACTCCATAAGTTTCTGTGCCCATTCCTGGTTCAACTGTTCCAAGGTTTGATTTTGCTGTCCCCCTAATACTGGGTCTGATCCAAAATTCATCATAACAAGTATTTGGTTTTATTGTTTATACTTTAAAAGCCAGCACCAAGAGCTTCCTCTCTCTTAGCACTGGCTCCCTTCATCTATTTCCTCTTACGAGCTTTAGTTTTCTTAGGCTCCTGCTGGTGTTCCACTACTGACACAGTTGCAGCCCTGATAACTGCCATAACCTGTAACTGTAGGAGTACTTGGCAATACAAGCTGACCATATATGCACTTGCAAGTCTTCTTGTCAGTATAGTCCATCAACAACTTGTCCTGATATGGACGTATAGCTTCCATTACAGCTACCTTCTTGTCAAGTTCATTAAACTTTGCAGCATATTTCTCATTAAGTGCATCATATCCATCCCTCTGACTCTTGTAGAGTCCAAAGCCTTGCTGCACCATTGCATCCTTCAACTTGTCATCACTATCTCTCTGGCTCTTATAAAGACCAAACTCTGCCTCCATAGCTCTCCTATTCTCAGCATTCTGTGCCTCTACAAAGCCCTTCCACAAACCAAACTTCTCTGCCACATCTGTCTCTCTCATTGCATAGAATTTATTTGCAGTGTCAAGCTTCAGTCCAAACATGTCTGTAAGCAACTTCACTTCATCTGCACATTCCTTCTCCATTACCTCAAGAGCTGTTGGAGCTGCATTATTAGCAGACATACCTCCATAAGTATTGATGTTTACATTGTCTGGCATACCGTTACCTAGGGAACCAAAAATACTGCGACCACCATTACCTGTAAGCCAAGGCAATACTCCCAATGCAGTGCCTGCTATACCTAAACCAAGGGCTGTTCCTGCAACACCTTTGCTTGCATAATCATGCTTTCTGTTGTCATCTTCATAAACCTTTTTCTCAATGACTTTCTCATTTGTCATATCCATGATACAATCTTTATTAAGCAATTAACTATCAAAAAAATATAAAACACTATATAATCGATTACATTGCAAAGATACAATAAAAAAGGTTGGGCAACATAACATTGCTCAACCCATATCATAAGTCACTGTATATCAAGTCTTTCTTTTGAGTAACATTGTCTCTTTATATTGCTCAACTATTTCTCTCTTCCATACTAAGTGCTTTTGATGCACTATCTTCCTTCCTTTTGGAAACTTTTTTCTTGATATCATTCTGTCTAAAGTTGAAGTACTTACTCCAAGCAGCTTACTTGTTTCTATCTTAGTCAACCACTCCTTTTCATCTATACTGACTTCTCTTCTACCAAACTCATACTTTAATAAGTTGCTGAAATAAGTAATATCTACCTTTGAGCAAAGTCCTTTCATCACTATTTCCTTGAATCTGTCCAGTGCTCTACACAACCATTGTTCTCCAGGTGTTGTCATTGCTTCCTCCTTTCCATTTCCATCATTACCTCATTATACAACTCATTAGTCTTCTCATTTCCCTCAAATGGTTTTCTGAGTATCTTCAATAAGTATATCAGCATGGATTTTAGGATTCCTCCTACATTCTTCCTATGCTTTACACATATCTCCGCTATATCCATTGCATATATACAGAGTATACAGTATATAAGGATATAGTGTGTGTCAACCATTTCATTGGTACAAAACCATGAGCCATAATACCATCTCTCTACATTAATGAATATAAAATACACAAATGGTATTCTTAGGAAGTTACACCATCCATAAAGAAAACTTGCTGGTAATGTTATTAATGGCAACACCAAGAAAAGAAATATGTATATCCATGCTATACATATCTCATTCTGATCTGAATATTTCATCAGCTCTTGTGTGTTTTGACTAAAAACATAAAAAATACACCAATGTGATAACATCAACAATATAGGAAATATCACTGCTGCACATTGATAGAATCTCCAGATTATGTTTTCTCTTACTACAGTGTCCCCACTGTCTTTTGTTTCTTCTTTCTTTTGTCTTTTTCTCATAATACTAAGTTTTTTAATGTCGTTGTATTAGCTTAACACTGACAAAATTATCTCAATATTATAAGTATAACAAGTGATTATAAACTGAAAAATACTGAAAGTTACTGATTTTTATTGATAGAAAAACTGATTTTCACTTATTCTTTCAGTTTTAACACTACAGGTTTTCTTTTTTTATTTATTATTCTTAACTTTGCTTTTGTTACTAATTCATTCTTTATTCTAACAATATAATAGTTATGATAACATTTTTCTTTAATTTTATAAGTAAGCTTGAGCATTTCAAGTATCCTTATTACTGTGGTCTTCAGGAGCGCAGACAATTTGTGTGTTTTCTTTTCACTACTTTTGTGGAACTTTTCTATATTCCTGCAAACATTCTTGGTCTTAATGACTACCATCATTCCACCATCTTTGATGCCTATAATTGGTTTCACCTTATCTTTATATTTATTCTACAGATTTTTTCCTGGACTAACACCCTCTCCACTAAAGCATCTGTCTATATCTTCTTTACTGCTATAGCTATAAAGCTATCAGCAGAATCTCTTTATGAATTGTCTACAACAGGTGTTTATGGCATTCATATTCTTGGCAATCTCAACATCATTCTCATCCTTGCTTCAGTAGCTATAGCTGTGCGCCTAAGTAAGTTAGCAATCACTATAATAACAATCCTAACCCTTAGTCTTACTATCTTCTGCATTACCTCTCCTCTCCATCACATTCTAAGAGCCATGCGAATTTTCTTTGTTGGTTATATGTTTATTCTTTACATCATAATTTTTGACTCTAAAAATGCAACTAAAGGTCTCCGTATGCCTAACAGAATTACCAAAGAAGAACAATCTGCCATTGATATGCTTATCAATCTTAACAAGTCTGACAAGGAAAAAGTTTATTCTCTCCTATCAAGACTGTCTTCCACTCATCAAGAAGAACTACTCAACAACATCAAGGATTACTATCATCAGCAGTATATAGAAACAATCAACCTTCTCTCAATCTGTCCATCCCTCACACCCTCAGAAGTAGAAATCTGTAAACTCATTCTTATTGGTAAGTCCTTAAAAGAAATATGTTTCACCCTTCACAAAACTCCTTCTAATATAACAAGCCAACGCACTCATATTAGAAAGAAACTCAATCTTGTAAAACAAGATGATTTAAGAACTTCTCTTATGGTATTACTAAATAAAGCTAAAGACTCAACAGATAAAACTTAGAAAAACACATAAGACAGTGAACGAGGTAATAAATATAAAGATACAAACAGCTGTAGAGGATTTGGATAGGATATAATAAAGCAAATAAAAAGTGGTGGACCCTTAGAAGAGTTCACCACTTTTGTTTACTTGTTATAGCTTATGTTTATGCAAACAAAGCATCAATCTCCTCATTAGACATTACTTGAATATCGTTCTGATTAGCAAGAGGATAGAGACCTTTACTATCACCTGTATATAAAGTAGGTGATGCAATCGAACCAGCCACTGATATCTGTCCTGCTTTCTTTAAATACAATTTACCTTCTACTGGAGTATTTGAGGCACCAAAGGTTTCTGCTCTATGCGCCCAATTATTATAATATTTACCCTCATAACTTGCTACAAACATATTTTTAGTTGTAAGATAGATAATAGCATAGTTTAAAACAGACTCAGAAAGTGATTCTTGAAGTATTTCAACATCCCCAATAAGGGGTGTAAATATATCATCAAACTTACATACATCAGAGTATTTACCCACAGATAGTTCATCATTGATTGTATCAAGAATTTTCTTATCTTCTTCTGACATCAAACCATGATTCTCGCTTGTTGCATCCCACAACTGACCATCAGTAACCTTACCCTTTGCATCCAATGTAGCTACACCATTAGCCACACCCTTCTGCTCCAACTTCATGTAAGGAGATAGGTCCACTGTTGGTGTATATTCACCAATTTTCTCCCACTTGGTTGCGTCATAGGTGGCTGAGGTATCACCAGTATAGATATACTCGGCATATATATTTTTACCATTAGGGTCTCTGTTTGCCGAAGCTACAAGATATATACGATTCTTATTAATGCCACTTGTAGGAAGAGCCGAAACAATCTGAAACAGTGTAGTGTCAATGTTATTTGGATCTACTTCCTTTATCCAACCACTTGATGTTTTACGATTAGCCCAGTTGGTCAGTCTATAAAAACCAATTCCCTTAACATACCACTGCTGACCTAATGCCAATGCTGTGTCTGTTTCTCCAGGATTAAGCAGCTGCCAATCCTGCAATGCATACAAAGCCGTTAGACTTGCTACAACTTTATGACCTCCAATATGTCTTGCGTCTGCCAAGGCAAAACCTGTTGCTGACACATTACTTGGAGCCAGCGTATTTGCTTGTTTTAATGCCATATCTTTTTTATGTTTTTAATGTTAAACAATTATTTATGCTATATCCAGGAATGAGTTATCCTTCAATGCTCCTGGGTTTACTGTACGGTATACCAAGTAAACTATTGAAGCACCTGCTGCATTTGTCACTGTTACCTCACTCTTTTCAAAACCTCCATTCAGCAATGGTGTGGCTCCATTCTGTACTATCTTAGTCAACTCACCCATTATCTTTGGATAAGCTATTACATAGTACTGAGCATCTGTTGCCGAAATACCTTCAAGCTTTGCTGTGCGTGAATTATTAAGGTCTGTCTTACTCAAACCCTTTATAACATCTGCTGTTATACTTGATGTTGATGCCAAACCAAAATAACGACGATGATAGAAGTGTACGCTTGCAAATGCTGTCTTTGTGTCATTGCCACTTGCGGGCTTTACATCTGAACCAACAACCATAAGACCAGTTTTGGCAGCTGCGATGGTTGCAGAGATGGTGGTGTCAGTCTTTACCTTCTCAGGGGTTGTGTATGTTGCAGATGGTGTATTTGCTGCTGGAAGTGCAGTCCAATTACCAGATACACTTGTTGGAACTTTCTGGCCTTCCTTTGCTGCTGGATATGTGAATGCGCCTGTCCATGATGCTTGATAACCGTTTTCAAGTGACAGAGAGGTTGATGATGAAACCATTGATTCCACTACTGTACCAGCAGCGTTGAACACATTCCATCTGCCTCTGATTTCTGGTGACACAAGAGCGAGGTTACCGTTTTTCACTCCATTAATGAAGTCTGCATTTGCCTTACCCTTTGCTCCGTCATAAGCCGTACCTGATGATTCACCAAGTTTCAATGTACTCTTTGCTACATGAGCCTTCATAAGCTTAGTATACTCTGTAAGGCCTACTTTGTCTAAATACTTTGTCATAACGATTTGTTTAAAAATTTTATGTTACTATTTATTTTATCATTTATTTCTATGCACTCATTATTTCCCTAATCTCCTCAACAGTCATAGTCTCTGATGCTGCTACTCCTTTTTCAAGGTCTGCTATCACTTCTTGCACACTCTTCATACCCTCTGCAATATCTTGACCTTGATATCCACCAACACCAAGGAGATATTGGTAACCATTCTTTGGATCACTTAAATCCAGACTATTATTTGTATCACGCTTTACATATATTACAGAAGCATTCTTTCTATCAACCATATTTGCACCAACACCGACCATATCAATAAAGTAGTATTTATTATAGTTATAGTAGCCTTGCGCATGTGCTCCCTTTCCATATATGTCTATTTCTGTACCAATACCTTCTGTATGAGAATAATCACTCAGTGCTTTAGTAAAATTACCTTCAGCATGAGATGATTGACCACCTGCTGATGTACTAGAACCTTCAGCATGAGATGCTTGACCAGATGCAACTGTAGCACTGCCTTCTGCATGTGAGAAGTATTCATCTGCTCTTGAATTTCCACCTTCTGCATGAGAATAATCCTTATATGCCTTTGTACCAATACCTTCAGCATGAGAGTACTCACCCTTTGCTATAGTATTATTTCCCATTACAACAGAACCTTCACCTTCTCCTTTTCTCACTGGCAACCAGGTTCCATTGCTAACTGCTTCAGCAATCTTTGTGACTAATCTTTTTAGTCCTAAACTGTCTACAAATTTTGTCATAATTGTTTATTTATTTTAACTATATAATTAACTTTATATTCTCTTAATGATTCTCTAAGGCAGTAATACGACCCTCAAGATCTGCTATCACTTCTTGAATGCTCTTAGTATCTGTACCAATAGCTTGTCCTTGATAACCTCCAATACCTATAAGATATTGGTAACCATTTTTAGGATTACTTGGATCAACTCCACCTTTTGAATCTCTTCCTACGTATATAACAGAGGCATTTTGCTTAATAATATTAGTACTATTAGTATTAGTACCAACACCTACCATATAAATAAATGATGGGTCATCATAATTAGAAGAACCTTGGGCATGTGAAGCCCCTCCAGAGGCCATTGTTTTATAGCCTTCAGCATGAGAATATGGTCCACTTGCTATAGTATTAAAACCTTGTGCATGAGAGGATAGATCACTTGCTGTAGTTCTAACTCCTTCTGCGTGTGAATTATTGCCTGATGCAGTTGTACCAGAACCTTCTGCATGAGATGCTCTTCCTGAAGCTGTAGTATCCTGACCTTCTGTTACGGCATATTGAACAACATTCCCACTACTATCAACTCCATTTCTTATTGGCAACCACTCACCATTAGCAACCTTATTGCCAATCACCTCTAAGATTTTTGACACAAATCTCTTTATGCCTATACTATCCATAAGTTTCATACTTTATTATCCTCCTACTATTTCTGTTATTTCCTCTTCTGTTATTCTCTCCACCATATTCTCCTCTAACAATTCAGGAGAGAGTTTATCTTTAGTTACAGCTCCATCATATATTTTATCTGTAGTTACAGCATTCTCTGCTATCTTTTTTTCTGTCACAGAATTATCTCTAATCTCAAGTCTTATTTTTTTCTTGGGATTATCCTTCATAGCAGCTTCACCAAAGTAATTTTCTTTATTCATACTTAATGATTTTATTTTATGCAAATGTAAAAACTCTTTTCCTGTATTTTAAACAACTAATAAAACCATTCATATAATGTAAATAAAGTTCTAATAACAAATAAAAGGTATATCAAGGCTAATAAATTCTTCACCTCAATATACCTTCTTATATCAATCTATCTTACCTACAATCTTCTATTGTCTTCATCCAAGCATCAATATCTTTCTCTGATGTTCCAATACTATCTACTTCCACATCTTTATCTCTCAAGAACTCCTCAAGCTGAGCAGGAGCAACAGGAGCATCTTTCCATTTACCTTTAACCAACTTTATTATACTTATCCTATGTTTCTTATTCCCTATAAGTTCTGCAAAGGTTTGTGTTGATGTAGCATTGTCACTACTCTCAGTCTTCTTATTATTCTTCTCACTCTTAGATTCTTTCTTTATTTCTTCTTTTTTGTTTTCATTCTTGTTTTCTTCTTTGGGAACAGGTGTTTCATCAACAGTATTATCTACAACCATTTCTCCAGTGTTTGGATCCATCACAAGGTTTGTATTATCAGAATTTCCTATAATATCTACATCTTCAGAGTTTATTATCTTCAGTTGCTTCTGTGCCTCAGCTTCTCTCTGCTTCTTGGCTTTCTCTTCCTCTATCTTACTAATAATCTCTTTAGCCTTTTCCTCACTTACTTCCTTTACTTCCTTAGTATTTCTATTCACCTTTATAGCCTCTGGATGTTCTCCTTCTTTCAAGATAAAGTATTCCCATACTCCTTCACTTTTGATAGGACTAAGCTGATTGTCTATAATCATCTTGTTATACTCCAACTGCTTTATCATCTTTTCATCAGTGATAGGTTCTCCATTAAGATAATACATTCCATCATCCACTTTATAAGTGTAATATTGATGCTTGTATATTACCTGACTTTTGTTCTCATTCTTAAAGTCACTATTAACAGTAGTCTTAGAAGCTTCATTCACAGGTTGTTTTGGTTTCAACATATTGCCTTCACCATCAAGCCCATAAATACTATAAGAACTTCCTGCTGTACCAAACATTGCTGCATCTGTCATAAGTGCTCCTGCTTCATCATATTCTTTCAGTAACTCTTGACTTTGCAGTACTCTTGCAGTAACATTAACTCTTGGATTCATATCTTCCATTGCCTGCATAAACTCTGCTCTGTCAAAATTACTATCAAGAACAAATGTCTTCTGTACTATTCCATCATGTACCAATGATAACTCTGCCTTGTTTTTCCTAAGCAATATGGTGTCACCTTCCTTATCAAAATAGAAGATATTACTCAAATCTATCACTGCCTGATACCTTGTTGCATAGTCTGGAGATACAACATTTTGTAATAATCCTTCTACCTTGTCTTTTAATGCACCCTCTCTCATCTCATTATACTTCAACACTTTCAAGTAGGATGGTACCATCTTTCCATTACTTGCTGGCATAAGCACAAAGGCACTTCCTGCATTCCTTATAGTATTCCTTGGAACCATTACATCATCTACAAAAGCTCCTATAGTCAAAAACTTTGTCAACTCTTGTATTCCCCATGCTACACTCTGCATATCATATCCCATAGGATTTCTCTCCTTGTCAGCAAGTAGCTCTCTCACACTCTTGAACTCTGTATTACTGTCATTCAATCCCTGCTTAACAATATACCCTGGTATCAAAGAGTATGGTACTATCTCAGTACTTAGACTCTCATTCACATAGAATCTTTCGTTAGGATGTGTCTCAAAGAACTCCTTTTTAGGCTTTATCATCAATCCAAATGGTTCTCCCTTACTGTTTCTTGAAGTAGGAGATATAGGATTCCAAAGTACATTATAGAGTGACTGCTGTGCAAAGTTTCCATTCCTATAACCAGCAACTCCTATCACAAGATACTTCTTTCCTTGACTCTCTATTACTCCACCATTATTATCATTGTGTATTGCAGTAATTCCTTTATTAATACTATTGTCATAGTCTAATACAAGCATTAAGTGTCTCTGCATACTACTATCATTAGTAGCATTGCTTTCTGGTCTCACTGCCATAAACTTAACCTTGGCATTAGGATTTCTCTTTAGTATTTTTGCAAGTTCTCGGTCAATAATATTCTGCAACTTTATTCCAGCTGCATCCATCCAAGCATAATATTCATCCATCTGCTTTCTATCATCCTTGCCTCTTTTATTAACAAGTTTGCCATCTTTCTCCAATGAGTCAGACTCATATCTACTCATTGCATTACCACTAAGAGTTGTAACATTTGTCTCTATATTATGTTCTCCTATACCATTCAACTCAGCAGCATCTTCATTAATCTCCGACACCTGTACTTCCTTACCATCAGGAGTAATATTATTATTCTGTTCATCAATATTCTCAGATCTACCTTGCACACTATCTCCATTATCAACAATATTCACATTGTCAACATTTACTCCTTTGGCTACAAGTTCTGCTTCCCTTGCTTCCTGCTGTCTCTTTATTGCCTTTTCTATGTCAAAAGATTTCTTTGCTTTCACTTCTGTAGTATTTTTGGTTCCTGCAAAATTACCAACAAAATACCAATCATCACCTCTTTTCTCCATAGAACTTGCCTCAAACACTGCATTTTCCTCATGCTCCTTAGTCTCAGGAGTTACATCATATTCATCAGAAGTAACACTCAGCACATCATTCTTCTCATCTGTGTCAAAGGTTATATTATCTCCCATCTTTGTTACAGTGAATTTACCCTTCTTAGTATTATTAGCAGTGCCATACCACATATCTCCTACTGTAACACTCATATCCCCAGACTCATCACTCAAGATAGTCTTCACATTCTGAGTAACAGGTGCTGAAGCTCTCTGTTTTTCTCCTGCTTCTTCTTTGCTTTGTTCCTCTGAAGGCTCTTCATTACCAAATATATCTACATCTTCTGTGCTATTTATAACATCATTTTTATTTGGTTTTCTACCCATATCCATTCCTTCTTCATTCTGTTGCTTCTCCTTCTCTTCAACAGTCTTTTTCTCAGCAGCATTCTTTGCAGCTTCATCTACTTTATTCTTTTCTTCTTCCTTCTTCTTTGCTTCCTCTGCTTCACGTTGTTTCCTTTGTTTTCTGTTCTCAATAACAGTAGCATCTCTCAGATAACCTAACTTCCTCATACCATCAAGGATATATTCAAAGTCTTTCGATGATTCTGAACCTTCTGTATCATCTACAACTTTCTCAAGAGCTGACATAATCTCTTTCTTATTATTGGCATTTTCTACTATTGTGTCTATATTCTTCAATATATTATTTTGCCAATCTTCTCCCTTATCTGACTGACTGATTATAGAAGTAATATCCTCAACAACTTTACCCCATTCCTTTGCATCAACTACTTGCTGCTGATATTTAGAAAGCATGGAATCTTCATCTATAATATCAAGCAGTCCTGTATTGAGTTTTCTTAGTGTTCTGAATACATAGTTCTTCTTACTATCTTCAGATATATCAGAACGGTTCTTTAGTCCTTCATCAAATTTATTGATAAAGTCTGCAACAGTCTCTGCATTCCTCTGACCTATCAGTTTATATGCAGCTTCAGCTGACTGTAATCTTTGAGCCTCCAAGGAAACTGCTGCTGCCTCTGGATTCTGTGCCATTCTACTATAAGCATCTTTATTAGAATCTATTCTTTGTGTCAACAGTGCTATGTCTTGTATTTTCTGAAGGGCATCAGCATCTCTCATAATAAGCCTCTGCTCAAGTTTCTCTATTTCTCTTTGCTGTTCTTTGCTATACAGTTCTCTATTATCTTTATTCATCATCCTTGCCCTTGTCACTGGGTCAAGTGCAAATATTTCATCAGCAGTTAGTATTTTTTCACTCACATCTTTAAAGTTCTCTTCCAAAGATTTCTTCTTGTCTTCAGTCATTGAAACAAGTCTTTCAAGATAACTCTCCTGCTCATTTGATGAATCAAGCCTTGCTTTAGTCTCTTTTTGTTTTTTCTCTGCTTTAAGCACTGCTTCACTATCTTCATTACTTCTTGCAGTGTTCAATTCTTCTGTTGCATTTCTGTATTCTTCATCAAAAGTCTTTGTTCTTTTCTGCTGTTCTGTAAGTTCTTTTTCTATCTCAGCTTTCTGTTTATCATATACTTTAACAAGTGCTTTGGCATTGTCTATACCTCCAACACTTGCTATGATTGTACTTGCATCACGTGTTTGCTCACTTGTTGAAGCATCGTCTATCTCTGACTGCATTTTCTGTTTTCTTTCTTCCCAATGTCCATTGAGTGCCTGCTGAATTTTCATCTTTGTTCTTACCTCTGGATCTATGGCTTCACCTCTATTTTTCTCTATCTTCTGAATCTCACCTTCTGCCTTGTCAAAGGCTTCTGATGCTTCTTGTAGCTTCTGTGCATTCTGTGCAATGGTGTATAATGCTTTCTGTGAATTATACTCACTTTGGTCTAAGTCTGGGTTTGCAGCATAGTATTGTGAAAGAAGATTGCTTATCTCTTCTTCACTGAAAGGACTCTCTCCATTCTCATCTTTAAGCTGTGAAGCCTTAGCAATGAAGTTTTTTGCATTCTGTACTACCGATGATAATGTAGTTGGGTCATTAGAGTTCTCTCCTAACCTATTCAGAGCATTAATAGAATGAAGTGCTTTTATAAACTGCAATGTCTTTGCATCTCCTTGGCTCTCTAAGTTTTCTGAGGCTACATTTGATGCTACAAGTCCCTCTATATCCTTAAAATCATTATAACTGTCCAATAAGTCATTAACATAATCTGCATGACTCTGTAAGTCTCTCTCACTCTGTTTCTTTCCATAATAGGTATTTAGCACACCATTCTGAATGAAATAGTTTACTCTTTCTCTCCAGTTATCTGTTCTTTTAAGGTCTTCATATTTAATGGAACCATCTTCATTCTTCACTGGTATTCCATTCTCATCTCTTACAATTCTTCTTGTAAAGTTATTATTGTAAGCTTCTCTACCTTCCTTTGTAGCAAGTCTTGCTATATTAGCAAAGTTAGGAGTAAAATTCACTACACTTCCCAGACCTCCAACCAATGCAGCATTCCATGTTGTCTCCTGGCCCATTGAGTTACTTAGTCCCTTCATGTATGAATATAGTCCATCTGCAAAACCATAAGTATCTGCTATGGCTTCTCCATTCTGATAGGCATCAAGATATCTCTTAAAGCTATCCTCATTGATTCTTTCTGCTGCATCTACTTGCATGTCATCAGTGCCATTAGTCCATGCTCCTCCCCATGCTTGTGAACCTAATGTCTTACCAAACTCCTTCAGCTTCTGACCTCTTGTAAGAAACTTACTTGCTCCTGCTGTCAATCTCTGCCTGCCTTCTTTTGTTGTAATTTCTCCTAATCCCTTGAATGTAGAAGATACTTTCTTTGACAGTCCAGCAGGATTGGTATATAAGTATTTCCTATATCCAAAGTTATTTACAAATCCATACTTTATTCCTTCTGTTAAAAATGAGTTGAAAGCTGCATCTCCTGCACCATCAATGGCTTTCTGCTGCAAATCTGCATAATCCTTTGATGCCATTCTTTCCTTCATTCTATTTTGCACCAATTCTCCAAGCACAGCTTCTTGTGCCCTTGCATGAATCATCTTGTCAAGGGTATTCTCATCTATCACTTTCATGTTGCTGTCTTTCTGAATCTTAACCAAATAGTCAGCTTTCATACTTACAGCTCTTGCATTGATAAGTTTATCTACTTCTGCCTTATAGTCTTTGTCACTATTATATTGATTATAGATATCATTCCTACTTGCTGTTTGTGCTGCTTCCTCTGCATTTGCAAAATTCTGCTGCAATGTCTCTTGAAATGCTCCTCTACCATAAGCATAAGCAATACCAAGAGCACCTGCTGTACCCTGTGCTACTTGTCCTATCTTTGTCTCTGCTGTAAGCATTTTTCCAGTAGTGTCAAGTACTTTACCAAAACCTCTTGCAACCTTACCTACCCTACTTGCTGTGCTTAATGTCTTTCCTAACATTCCTACACCATAAGGTATAAGTTGTGATGCTGCGTCTGCAATACCAAAGCTCATCATCTTGAATGCCTCATACATTATATCACTATCCTCATTAGGATTATATGCTACCTTATAAGGACTGCTTCCTAACTTCTCATACTGCTTTTGCTTATTCTCATCAAGGGTTCCATACTGTTCTGCCCTTGTCCAATACTGTGGATTTAGTGTCATCCAATCTACACCAAAAGCTCCCTCTATATCACTACCATCAGGATTCTTTCCCATATTATGTAATGTAGTATAGTCTACTTGCTCTTTATGTACTGAATGCAGCTGTCCATCTTTATCTTGATAACGCAATCTTCCCTGCTTGTCACTTACAACTTTTATCTTCTTAGGGTCAAGAATATTTCCTTTATCATCTACCATCACAATGGGTTTCTCTGCCCAAGCATCTTGTCCCATTCTGTAAATCTCTGCTATACCATTCAGTTTATCTGCTGTATAGCTCATTGAAGAGATGCCTACATCTTTTAAGAACAATCCAAATCTCTTTACACTTCCTTGATGGTCTCTAATATATCTCTTTGCATCATTATTCAATGCTGTCATTGCCATATCTGGTGACATATAGGCATCATAAACTTTCTTCTTTGCAAGCACTTGTCTCATATCATCAATACTAAAGTCTTGCATCTCTGATGTTATTTGACTTTCAGTACCATTTCCATAATGTGATGCTAACTCTGGAATACCTAAATCTCCCTTCCTTGGATTACCATTAATAGCTTGTACAAAAGCTTTCTTCACTTGAGTGTCACTCATTGTTGCAATCTCTGAACCATAATAAGCATCAGCCACCTGTGATGCAAACTTGCTTGCAGCATTGTCTACATCATCATTATATATTTTCTCAAGTATCCTGTTATTCTTATCCAGTGCTAATTTCCTTCCTGCTTCATCACCTGAAATACCTCTTAAAAAATCTACGCTTGCACTACCTGTAGAACTCTCAGCAGCAGGAGCATTAAGTACTGCACTTAAAGGCATAAATGCACCAGCTCTACTTTGTTCAAGTACTTTACCCCTATCATTAATTTCCTTTATATGCCTCTCCCATTTATTATTAAACTCATTTGGAGTCAAGTAATTACTCTCCATTAGTTTTAACTTAGCATCTGTTGAGAGTTGATTATATTTCTCAAAATCAGCTCCAAGTCCTCTATTATTGTTTCTTACACCATCTACATCAAATGGACTATATAGCCTACTAAACTCTGTATTTACTACATCGTCCTTATACATTGCATTACGCATATCTATATTAGGTATAGCCTTAAATTTCTCAACACCATACCTATCTATAAACTGCTTATTTGAATACAAATTATTAATATATGTAGGGTCATATCCATGCTGTGAAATCAAGTTTCTGTTCTTCTCTATAAAACTATCATATTGTGCTTTTGAAAGACCACCTAATCCTTGCAGTCCCTTCAATCCTTGTGGCTTATTTATTGGCATATTCTTTTTATTTTAGTTATATATGCAAATTTAATAAACTACTTAGATGTCTCGATGCTGTTTAGTGTTTTCATTATCTTTATTAATTATATTATTAAGTTCTATTTTCTTATCTTACATATCTTATTATTTAAAGCTCATATAGACTTATACTATAAAGGAGTGACACCTTAATAGTATCACTCTTTATCATATTATTAATGATTACTCGGTGAATTTTCAAATACTTTGAAAATAGCATCATCCTCATCCATCTTCTGCATTTGTTCCCAATCTTTAAAGAAAGGGAAAACATACTTAAGCATGTTTCTTACATATTTATTTTCACCCTTGTGATCTCCTGACTTAATCTCAGTAAATACATCTCCATTACCAAGACCATAAAAAGCATAAAAGAAACCATTTATAGTATTTAAGGATGCCATTGGAGAATTGATTGTAGTAAGAATACTTGAAGCTGCTTGTGGTACAGGCATTGAAGCTTCTGTATCAAGCAGTGCTCTCTTAGTTTGGTAAATCCAAAATCTACGCCAAGCTTCTTTCTTATGGTCTTCTGGTGCTCCAAGAGTAAAACTAAGTCCCAACAGACAAGCAAACATCAACATTTCAGTCCTGACTCTCTTGATATTATATTTCTGCATTTCATCAAGATTATGCCATTGTGCTTCTGACCTAAGCATAAAGGTATAGAAGTCTTTCATAAACATACCTATAGCTTTTGCATGTTGTTTCCTTTTCCAAATGTCTTTAGTATCATCATTGGCAAGTCCTTTCCAAAGACTTATCCAATAACCTTCCCTATCCCTACCAAGAGAGGCATCAAAATGACGTGCCCTAAATCTTCTTGAATAATGTTCTACCATCCACTGACGAAAGTTCATTATACCACGTCCCCACCATTTCTGATGAAGAATACCTTTATCCTCATCATTCATTGCTCCATGTGTAGACTGGTTTACATATCTCAGCTTCTTTCTTATTTTATCAATAAAGTCATCAGTAATGACATTACCATCAAGGTCTGTGACTCCTGTTTTCAAGTGTAGTTCTGAGTTACCATCCTGCTTGTCTTTGACCTCAAAGGCATCATATAAGCTTATCTTCTTACCATTAAGCAATACCTTCTGATTATGAAGAAGAGCATACATATTGACATAATGAATAAGATACTCACCAGAGGAGTAGCCTATGAATGAACAGTCATGAGAAACAAGTTGTCTAAACATGCTTGTATAGTATTTTGTATGACTCTTCTGAGAGAAATTCTCTTGCAGAGGGTCAAATAGCTCTCTCATAAGAACACTCTTATGATTGATATTATTAGTAAGAAGTTCTGCAAACTCTCCTTTAACACCTGTATTACCAAATAGTTTTGTATGTGCCCAGGCATAATCCTTAAAGCCATAGAACTCACCAGCACCTGCTTCAATAAGCATTTGAAACTCACCCATAAGGTAGTTGGCAACAGCACCCTTGACATTTGTTGCAAGACCTTTAAATGAAGAATAAGCAACAATGTTACTAAAAATTTTTGACCATGTTTTATTCTCATTAGGATTTATTGTTTGTCCATAAATGTGTTGAGATATAAAGCCTTCTATGATAGATTGGGTATTGGTATTCATAGCCCTTTTCCAAAGGTCTTTAAATACTCGTATCTCTCCATTCTGTACTATATCAGCTTGTGATTTATTATCTTTACCTTCCTGTGTTTTTATGAAATTACCAATAAACTCCACTACATCTGCAACCTGACTCATAGCATCATAGTTTACTGCTGTACCAGCAAGTGCTTGTATGCCAGAAGAGAAGTTTCTCAAAAGTTCACCTTGCTCTACCTTATTAATAAAGAATATAGGTATTTGTCTAAGAGATGTATTGTCAAATGCTCCATGTGTAATGAAGTACTCATCACCGTCAATAATACCATTTGTATTATAGTTCTCATCATCTTCTCTCACTTTATAAAGGTTTTGTATCTTATCTTTAATTGCCTTGCCTACATCTTTAATACTTTTAGCATTATTCATAGCATCAAGAAATTTTCGTCTAACCTGGGGAGGAAGATATTGATGCTGAGCATAAGTAGGAAGAAGAGAACCTATCTCTCCCTTGAGCTGCATCATAGTATCATAATACTCTATCTGTTCAGGAGACCAATCTTTTTGAAAATTATCTTGCTTACGATAGTTACTATTTGGAACTCTTTCTGTTCTTCCATTGGTTTTATCAACTACACGCTCTTCAGTATTTTGGTCTTCCCAATCTTCAATAGCCTGTTTTAAATCAAATCCACGAAGATTCTGAGCATAAAAAGATTTTATTTTAGCTTGTCTTGTAGCTTTATAGAGTTCCCAATCAATATCACTTGCAATATGTCCTTCATCTTCATACATAAACTCTGAATTGAAACCTGCTTTATAAAGTTTATCTGTAGCTCTACGTATTCTAAGAGAGATGTCATTTATCTTCTTATCACGAGAGTCTTGGGCATTATGAATGATAGAACCAGCAGCTGCAACTACAGGGTTTGAAGCTCTGCCCATACTATACAGATAGTTCATATAAGAAGAATCAGCAGCTGCCATCCTAACTGCATTAATAATTGACTGACCATCTGGGGCTGTATTACCCACTATCTGTAGCATGAGATTAATCATAGTACCTTCAGTAAGATCATCTATTGCTTTATCCTTTTTATCAAAAAAATCCTTCAAATCCTTGGCAGATATTCTAATATTATTAATGTCATTCTGACTGATAGATTCATCAATAATCAAGTTTTCATCCGCAAGTGCAGAAACCAAAGTATAGTATTGGTCTTTAAGGGATTTAATGTCTTGTAGAATCTTAGCTGTACCAAAAGCCTTTTCAAGTTCAGTACCTGTTTGAGGAATATTCTGAAGCATATTGTCAATATTTGAGATTTGTATAGAAGCTTCTCCCAGGAAGTTAAGCACACCTGAACAATACTTCTTACAAGCAAGCTCTTTCATCAACCTATTTAGTATTATTTCAAGCCTTCTACCCTCAGTATTGTTACCTTTCTCTTTCTCTAATTGTCTAATCTGTCTTTGAAGAGTGACAACAGCATCAGCAGCAGCGTCAGAAAGGGTTTTGATTTTCTTAGTGGCTCTATGAATTTCATTGACCTCTATATTATACTTCTTATCAAGGCTACGAATTTCTTGCTTAATATCTTGTTCTACACTATATGCAGCAGTATTAACCCATATTCCCTTTATCTGAGTAATAAGTGCATCCAAATCTATTCCTTGAAATTTTTGAGCATCATTTACTGCTCTTAATAATAGTGTTTGTTGAGGATTAGATAGATTAATAGAACCATGATTAAAGTCATCAAGAGCTTGTGCAGCATCTTCAATAGAACCAAAAGCATTAATCAAATTCTGTATATGACGAGAGTTTGGATTCAGTGAAAAAAGAAGCAAGGCATCTCTTTTATAAATATTAGTAATGTTTAGTTTACTTACACTTTTTAGATACTTAGCTAACCCATCATTAAGAGGATTGAACACACTTTGTATATCCTGAGGCACAGAAGTAATGTCAACACCCACAGCATTAAACACTTGTTTATAAATATCCCATGCTTTAAGATTATCTTTAATTGTATCAGCATAAGTATGAGTTCTTGAGTTCTTCTCTGCAACAATAATGTTATAAACATCACCATGTTGAACAACAGTAGCAACAAGTCCTTTATGGGTATT